CAATGGCAAAAGAATTAAAGTATTTTCATGGGGCAGAGCATAAGGTTATTAACTGTTATGAAAATGGAGAAGATGTAAAAATTGAAAATGTAATAAAACATTCTACTTTACATCCAAGATGCGGAACGTCTTTTATTGGTCTATTGGTATTAAAAAAATTACTGATCTTTAATGTGATATTCTTTTTTATAGTAGCTCCTGTATGGGTAAAGACCTTTGCGATAATTTTCTTATTTAGTTTGACATATGAAGTATTTCGTTTAATGAATAGGAAAGATATTAAAATTTTAAGTCCAATTAAAAGATTTGGATTATGGATGCAATCTTTTACTACAGCAGAACCAACAGATGAACAACTTGAGGTTGCTATAGTTTCATTTAATTTATTATTAAATAATAGAAAAGGAGGTTTTAATGTTTAAAATTAAAAATTATTGGATTGCCAAGAAATATTGAAAGTTTGTACTGGTGGATGGGTATTACATTTGTAGATATTGTTATTGCCCCATCCTGTATTTTATGAAGAGGAGGAAAAATAAAATGAGATAAATCTACCAATGTGATTTCTGCTCAATGTTACTCCCAAAAGAAGAAATGGAAATTCATGAAAAAGTATGTGATTATAATATAAAAAAATAAAACTTGTTTGACTTGTAAAAATGCTAGAATGAGAGATGGCAGGTTACAATATTGTAGGGTTGGAGAGCAAATGAATGTGCAACATGGGTTTATTATTAGGACTTATCCGGTAGTTGGTTGTGACAAGTGGGAATTTGGGATTCCGAATGATATGAGAGGTGTTTGAGGTGGTTTGGTTGATTTGATGTTTAATTGATGGAAGGGGGTGATTAGAATGTAGAAATAAATATAATTAGTTAGGTATAGGACAAAATGAAATTGTCTATACTAATCACAAGGGAATAAACAATTAAGGAGTGATTAGTATATGCAAGTAGTAAATAAAGTTCAACAGCAACAACAATTAATTAGAGGTGGAATTTATCTTGCTAGTATACCAGGAGGCGTTGGATCAGAGCAAACTATGATTAATCGTCCAGTTGTAATATTGCAAAATAATATGGGAAATAAATTTTCTCCAACAGTTACAATATGTCCTTTGACTTCACAACAAGGGAAAAGGTGGTTACCGACCCACGTAAAACTTTTTAAAACAAAATGCCTTGCTACTCTTAGTATTGCTCTTGCAGAACAAATAACCACGATTTCAAAGGAAAGATTAACACGATTTATCGGAGTAGTTGAAAAATCTGAAATGTTTGCTATCGAGGATGCTTTACTTATACAAATGGGGATTACGCCAAGAAATAATTATGTTTATGCAAATTAAAAGGAGAGATAATTATTGACAAAAAAATAAATATGACAACAGATCAATATAAATTGGAATTAGACGAGATTAATTTAATTAATAATACTAATATAATACTAAAGGAAGGAATAGAATATATAAACAGAAAAACAAAACTATTGCACATATGTTCTTGCGGAAAGGACTGGTTAGTTAATCCTCGTTCAGTATTATCTGGTTCAAGAAAATGTGGATTATGTTATACTTTTGCAGAATGCGGTATTGATAATTTTGGTGAGGAGTTTCTTGAAGAATATTGGGACTATAAAACAAATGACGAACTAGGAATTGATCCTTGGAAAATTAGTTATAAGTCAGATAAAAAAGTTTATATATTTTGTAAAAAAGTAGATTATCATGGTAGTTATCCAATTTCATGTATTAATTTCACGAGTGGTCACAGGTGTATTTATTGTGGCAACAGGAAAGTTCATTCAAAAGATAGTTTTGGGCAATTCTTGATAGATTCATTTGATTTAACCACTTTAGAAACATATTGGGATTATAACAATAATATAGTTGACCCTTTTAAAATTGCAACGCACTCTGAAAAGAAAGTATTTATAAAATGTCAAATAAAAGATTATCATAGTAGTTACCCAGTTATGTGTTCACATTTTGTGGTGGGAAATAAATGTCCGTACTGTAATGGTAAAAAGTACATATTTTAGACAGTTTAGGAACGCTACATCCTGAAACATTAAAAACGTGGTCAAACATAAATAAGAAATCACCATACGAATATACTCCAAATAGTAACAAAGAGGTTTGGTGGAGATGCGAAAAAGGTAAACATGATGATTATCCTCGTTGTATAGGAACTTCTAAGAAATATGGATTTCGATGTCCTGAATGTTCAAAAGAAAGTTTAGAATCCATAATGTCTACAACACTAAAACAAACTTTAAAACATGAATATCCAGATACTTTATGGGAATTTGATGCAGGTTTTAAAACAGAGAACAATTATACTAGTAGATATGATATATATGTTATATTTTTAAATTTATTAATTGAATGCCAGAGTGTGTATCACGATGATGATATAATGAAAGCAAGGGATAAACTAAAGAAGCAATTTGCAATTGATAATAATTATAATTATATGGAATTAGATAGTAGAGATTATACTCCATTAGAAGCAATACAAATATTTTTCCCACACATAACGGAAATTCCAGATTACATAGAATTTGATAAAAACACATTAAAAGACTGGAATACTAAAGATGCACAAAGATTACTAGATGAAGGGTTTACATATATAGAAGTAGCTAACGCAATAGGAGCAACATATAATGCAATTTGTCATGCTATTTCAAGAAGAATATTAATAAAACCTGAGACCTACATTAGACAAGGAATTCCCATTGTTTGTCTAACAAAAGATAATAATTTTATAAAAATATATGATACAAGTAATGTTGCAGCTAAAGAATTAGGTAAAAGCAATGGATCAAGTATTAGTTCTTGTTTAACTAAAACTCCTGATAAAAAAGGAAAAGTTAAAGAAACAGCCTTTGGGTTCAAATGGATGTATTTAGTAGATTATGAGAATATGATTAAAGATCAAAATAATAAACCTCCGTAGAATACATAATTATTAATAAATACATAGACTAAAAATAAATTATAATAATAAAGGAGAGATAAAATAATAAATGGATATAATTACATCACTATCAAAAGGAACAATAAATTTTATCAATAAACATGATTTAATAGATAAAACCTTTACTCAAGAAGATTATATATACATAGCGAATTTAATTAAAAAATATAGACCCAAAAAAGAACCAATTAAAATAACATCAGATCATGTTAAACAATTAGCTGAAAATGGAGCAATGATATTCTATGGTGAATTGTTTAAATACTTAATTGTATTATCTATTGCTTGGTGTTTAAATATCTTGATTCCTACTTTCTTCATAATAAATACTTTTTCAGCACTCAGAGGACTGGCCGGAGGAGTACATATGAGCACATTTAATAAGTGCTTTGCAGTGATGATTGGGTGTTTCTTATCATTAGGTTATATAGTTAGTTCAATACATAATACACTATTTATTACAGGAATTTTTACTATAGGGGCAATATGGAGTATATACATAGCACTTAAATATGCACCTCAAGAGCGTCCAGATAAAACTGACAAGGATTGTGATAATGGAAATAAAATGAAGTATAGAACAGTTATGTTTATTATTGTGAGTTTTATAATTAGCATGATATTAATATTGTTTACTCAAAAATACATAATTGGCATTAGTATATTTGCGGGCGTTTTACTTGAGATGATTACAATCACTCCTTGGGGAACAAAATTCTTTCAATTGATTGACGGTAAGAAGGTGTCTAAATGACGGAGACAGTAATTGCAACGTTCTTATTTGCATGGTTATTCAAAGGATATAAATGGTCTGAGATATTTAAGTTGTTTAAACATTGGAGTATATACCCGATAGTATTGACTTGTTTTGCTCACATTTATTTTGTGTATTCAATAATTCATAACCAATATTGGTTTCTTGAATATACTTATTATATAAAGACTACTTCTTTCCTATTCTATTTTATACTTATTTGGAAATATAAATTGCTCGATGTCTCAATATTTAAAGGAGTAAATATTGAAAAAAATAAACCATTGTTAATATGGGTAACATCACCTGTTGTCATAGGTGCATTATGCACAGTGATAGGTTCAAAATTAAATCAAATAGCTATGTTTTATAATAATAATAAAATGCCTGTATTTTTTTCAAGTGCTTGGACCACAGGATATGCAAAAGTAGATATATTTACCAACGCATCAAAGTATGGAGATTTTCATGTTATAGGAGATATGTATACAAAATTGATACCACTTTGTGACACATGGGATATCGGGTTCATGGTATTATCACCTGGCGATCTATTATGTAGAGGTTTTGTATTTATGACTTTATATTACTCAATAAAACAATTAAGAGAGAAATGCTGGTTACATAATATATAAATAATATTTGACAATCTCCCCAATATAGTATATACTTAGTATAATAAAGAAAAAATTGGGAGGAAAAATATGTTCAATTTAATAAATAGTTTTTTGAACTGCATATGTATAACCATTCCAGAATTTAGTTTTTTAATAATTATTACTTTATTAATGATGGGCAGAAAAGAAATGTTAGATATATACAATATAAAAAACAATTTTATTTCAATAATGAAAATAATTATTCCATCATCAATTATATTAGATATTTTAAATTTTATTAATATACTACCTGTTGTTTTAAATAAGTTATCATCATTTTGTTGCTTATATGTATTAATGGTAATTGTATTAAATTCTGAAAATCATTCATATGTTGAATACCCAAAATTAAAACAAAAGGCATTTGGATTTTTAATGTTAGGGATTTTGATTTCTATAGTTATTGATATGATAACTTCTCCAATAATATTCAAATTGGCAGATAAATCATATGAGGAAATAAAAACGAATATATTGTTATTAATAATATGTTCGTTATCATCAAGGATAATTAATATAATTATATTATTATATATAATTATTAATAAAAACAATAGATTTCAATTTAACTTAATCAACTATATATTTAATAATAAGTTTTTTACAAGATTAACAACAAGTACAATAATTGGGTTGGTGCTGTTTGAATTATATTTTATAAAATTAATAACTATTAATAACTTGTTGAATATAATACATACAACATATGAACAGTTTTTTATTATTATAGGTATTACATTCTTAATACCATCATTGATAATTTCAATAGTTTATTTATGTATAAATTATTGTGTTATTATAATAAATAGTGAGAAGCAGACTATCAGAAATGATTGATCTGATTTTTCAAATCCAAATAAGAAGGAGGTGAAAATAATGAAAAAAGTAATTCTTTGTTTAGCAGTAGTATCGGTAATTGTGGCAGTAGTTTCTTCCGCTTTTTTATGGAATCAACCAGTAACCCCTAATTGTGTAGCTTAGTCTATACATACCCATGATATAAGGAGAGAGTATTTATTACTCTCTCCTTTTAAATTATAAAATAATTTTTATAATACTATTGACATATTATTCACTGTTGTAGTATACTTATATAAAGTAAGAGATTACGAAATATTATATTTATAAATTATGAAGGGTGGATGATTAATATGTTAGGATTTAGAAAGAAAAATGAAACCATCAAATCAAATGAGGTGAAAGATTTTAAGAAACTCGCAAACTTGGTCAAGATAGCCGTTGGCAGTAATACTATTTCAGAATTTGCAAATAGATGTGGTATTCCAAATTCAGCTAAAAGTATTGCTATGATTACTCAAGAAAAAATAACTACATACCCAGAAGTCGGTTTGCTTAAAAAGATTGCTTTGGGTTCTGAATTTCGTGTATCTTTTAATGATTTAAGAATTGCATGTGGTTATGATTTAAATGATACAGGGATTGATCTTAGAAGTGTAAAAGCTATGAGGGGTTGGATTGCCTTATGTAATTACGGAAACGTTTTAGACTCAGAACAGGGAGGTACTCGGCCATCGCTGATAATTTCCAACAATTTAGGAAATGAAAGAGGCACTATTTTAATGGCAATTCCCCTTTCATCTAGATTGGGCAAAAATAATATGCCCACTCACGTAAGGATCGGCCAAGAATCTGGATTATCTCAAGAATCGGAAATTTTAGTTGAGCAGATGCGAGTTGTGTCAAAAAGTCGGTTAATGATCGATGGTTTTATCCAACCAATTTGTGAAGTTTCTTCTGAGATAATGAGAAAGGTAGAAACCGCAATCATGATAGAAACTGGCATGGTACACACTAAAGCTAAAGAATCTACCGTAAGCAGATTTTTAGATAAGCTCAATGAATATGTAAATAAAGAAGAGGAAAGTCGTATTCGCCACCTTCAAAGTAGTAATCGTGGATTAATACTACAAACTGGGAAGTAATATCATTATTATGAAAATAAAATAGATGGTCATTATATCATATATTATTAACTAATCTTTATCATCCTTATTATAATGACCATCTATATACCAACAAATAAAATCTAAAGAAAGAAGGCCACGCCCATGCAGACACTACAAACACTATCCCTACCCCATATCCTCCTAAACATAATCTTCACATCAATACCAGAAGAAGCATTCATAGCAATAATTACTCTAATCTTCCTAAAACTAAATAACCTCCTAGACATTTACATGTGGAATAAAAGTCAAAAATGGATTACTCTAGCTGTACTTCCTGTATCCATAATGATAAATATCCTAAAATACATAATAATTGTACCTCAGCAAAATATGATGATTTCAACTATGATTATTATGATAATGCTTATGGAATACATAGTTATAAACAACAGTTACGATATAACTCCATCATTAATACTCAAAACAGTAATCTACACAATCGCAGGATTTGTTATTGTAGGAATAGTAGAATATTCGTATTGCCCCTTAGTTGCTTCATTACTAGATAGGCCAATGGAATTTTTCAATGCTAATGTTTTCTATAATTTTCTATTAGGTCTTCCTGCCAGAGTATTATATTTATGTGTCATATCATTTGTTATAATAAGAAGGAATAGTACAGTTCATGTTGATTTGTTTAACTCCATAGTTAAAAACAAGTTCTTTATATATGGTTTTATTTTAATGATATTAGTTAGAATTTCTTTAGTTTCTTATGTTGTAAAATTAATAGAAAGAAACAATATTTTAATTTACATACAATTTGTAGAGAAATTATATATTATCATTGGGATAATTTGTATTCCAATAATTTTCATAACTTTATTGCTGATGTTTGTTAACAATCTATTGTGTAAAGAACAGATTAAATTGCAAGTATATGAGAATATGATTAATTCAAATGGAATTAATGGTTATTAATATAATGGTAATTTAATATTTTAGACAAATAATTAGACAATAATCAAAAACAGACGAACAATTTAGAATAAAATGTCGAACATATGTACTATTTTTGTTATGATAGTTGTTGAATAGTGGTTTTCTCAGTGATACAATATTATAAAGGAGGTATTAAGAGAATTAAAATACAATTTGTATTAATTTCCATAAAATAAAATTAAAGGAGAAGTGAATATATGGAAAATTGTAAAAAAGAAGAAAACGAACAATCAATTTGGGTTATTAAAGATCAAAATGGTAATTTTTCTAATAGATCAAGTATAGGTAAATCTAGTAATAAAAAATGGCAATACATAGCATTTAAAACATTTTCTCAAGAAGCAACGGGGTATACGACCAAAGAATATGCTGAGAAAGCATTGGATTTCTTAAACGAAAAGAAAGCAATTGCCGGATTTGATTTTTCCTTTCATATAGAATGTCTTAATTTAGAAAAAATAATTGATGAACATGTGGTATTCCAAGGTGATAATTTGGTTAGACATGAGAAAGAATTATTATTAAATCATTGTAGAACGGTAAAAACTCGAATGTGTCCATGCTCCCAAAACCTTGTTTCTTCTGGTGTGATCTAATAGTTTAACATTTGAAGCATGACAAACTGCTCTGAGTTTATGCCCTGAGCAGTTTGTTTATAAAAATAGGAGGAAGAGTGAATGCTAATTACTAAAACAGTTAATATAAAATGGTGTTATAAAACTAAAAAATGGTATGAAAAACAAGGATATATTTTTACAAAATGGAATGACGAATTTGAAGTAAAAGTTGAGGATTTGATTTGTGGAGCTAATGTATATGTTGATGTAACCTGCGATTGTGAAAGTTGTACGACCCCTATTATAAAACCTGTAAGATGGTGTGATTATTTAAAATGTGTAAAAGAAGATGGTAGATATTATTGTCGTAAATGTGCAATAGGTTTATTTGCTAATGAAAATGCTAGAAAAACTAAGTTGAAAAACGGACTATCATTTTACCAATGGTGTTATGATAATTTGTCTAAAGAAGATGCAGATAAAATATTAGCAAGATGGGATTATGAGAAAAACAGACTAAGTCCTAAAGATGTTAGTTCTAGTTCGGTTGGTGCAAATAGAAAAGGATATTGGTTTAAATGTTTGGAACATCAAAATCATGAGTCAGAACAAAGAAGTATTAGCAGTTTTACAAGTGATAAAAATAGAAATCTTAAATGTAGTCAATGTCATGTGTTAGCAATGACTCATCCTGAACTTGCAAAATATCTAGTAAATAAAGAAGACATTTATAAATATTCTTTTGGTTCAAATGAAAAAATCCCTATGAAATGTCCTGAGTGTGGTCATGAAAAACCTATGAAAATCCCTCGTTTATTAAGGCAAGGTTTTGGTTGTGTAAAATGTTCAGATGGATTAAGCTATCCAAACAAGTTTATGTTTAATATATTAGAACAAATACAAGAATTAAATATAATTGAGAATTTTCAAACAGAGAAAACATTTGATTGGTTAATATATGAGTTTAAAGGAAAATTACGAAAAGGTAGATTGGATTTTTATTATAAAGTAAATGGTATGGCATATGGTATTGAAACAGATGGAGGCTTTCATACGAAAGATAATGGAATGAGTGGTCAAACAAAGGAAGAAAGTAAATATATTGATGATGAAAAAGATAGGTTATGTAAAGAGCATGATATAGAAGTGATTAGAATTGATTGTACTGAATCAAACTTAGAGTGGATAAAAAATAACGTGATGAAATCTGAATTACCTAAAATATTAAATTTTGTTGAAGGTAATATAGATTGGTTGAAATGTCAAGAATTTGCTTGTAATAGTTTAGTTAAAGTTGCATGTAATTTATGGAATAACGGTATAGATAACACATTAGAGATAGCAAATGAATTAAAAGTAGGTAGGAGTACTGCTACAAAGTACTTGAATAAAGGTTCATTACTAGGGTGGTGTAGTTATGACCCAAAAGAAGAAACAGAAAAGAATCATGGTAGTGAAAAACATTGCAAGCAAGTTATTTGTTTAAATACAAAAGAAATATTTTCCTCTTTAAAAGAAGCATGTATTAAATTTAATATTAGGTCTTCAAATATGACCTATTGTTGTAGCAATGAATATAAAGCGAAAACAGCAGGAAAAGACCCTAATACAGGAGACGATTTATTATGGATGTATTATGATGAATATATTGTAAAAAACAAAATTTCGGGTTGGTTTGAAGATTATTTAAATAACTATGGTTATAGCCATAAAGTAGTGTGTTTAACAACTGGTGAGATATTTAATTCTCAAACAGAGGGTGCATTAAAATACAATTTAAAGAGTGGTAATAATATAAGAGCATGTTGTAATATTGAAGGAAAATCAGCAGGTAAACATCCAATCACAGGAGAAAAACTTATGTGGGTAACCTATAAGAATTACAACAAGCAAAATAACATCAATGTAAATTAAATACTAATTATAAATTTATTTTTATTTACATATCTGCTTGCATAAAGAATATAAATGTTATATAATACAATTATATTACTTGAATGTGAAGGAGCGATGTTTAAATGCTTGAAGCAAAGTCAGCAGAACTTGTCAAAAATCTAAATAAAATTATAAGGAAATATGCTGGTAATGACAAAATTAGAAAGGTGATTATTGATCAATTTACCGAAAGGAACATGAAGGCATCTTTGGCTGTAAATATCTTAAACGAAAGATTTTTATTATCTACTCTTGATATTGATCAAGCAAAGGATTTGATTTTGCTATTCGTTTTTTCAACAAGTATGTATAAAGCTATACTAGAAAAAGAAACGAATAGCAACGCTTCTAATGAAGAACTTGCTGAAATATTAGATTTAGATCCTAAAGACTATTTTACTGAAATTGAAATGGAAAACCTAAAGGATTATAAGGCAGAAAGAAAATCTAAGGGAAAAGAAGACGAACCAATTATTCTTCCTAATATGATTCCGATTGCGCCTAATTCTTGGGTGGGGCCTCTATCATCTCAACAGTTTGCTGATTTAGATGCTGGAAATGAATTTATTTACAACTTTAAAACTCAACGTGATCCAGTGTATGATGTTTACGGAACAAAAAAAATTAATTTAAGCAAAACAAAAGCGAAAGAAATTTCAGAAGGAATATTATCAGGAGATCAATTCCCAGATGCAATAGTCGTAAATGTGCTTAAAGATGGAACCGATGAAATAAGATATGAAAAAAATGGAGACTTAGTGATTTTATCAGGGACAAAAAATATTGTAGATGGTATGCATCGCAAAGTGGGAAACTCAATCGCTATCAACAAGAATCCTAATCTTTCCTTTAATTTCATATTAATTGTTACTAATTACAGTGAGGCAAAAGCACAAAAACAAATGACTCAAATTAACAAGCAAAAACCTATGAAAATAGAACATATTAAGAATTTAGATAATTCTACAATGGGTAATGTTATTGTGGATGTCATTTCAGATATAAAAACATCCGAATTTGCAGAAATGATTAGGGATTCAGATGCAGAATTAGAATATGGTGGTTTTGCTAAAAAAAATACCTTATCTACGAGTATTGAAGAGTGTTATAAGTCCGAATTAACCAATAAATTGCAAGTAAAACAAATTGCATCTCATGTTGCGAATGTTATAGATTATGTGATAGCACTGCGAGTAGACGATTTTATAAAACATCCCGAAGAAACCAAAAAGACTAGTTATATTAATCATAAAAATATGTTTATTGGATATGTTGCACTATCTGCAAAAGTGTATAAAGATCCCAACTGGGAGATTAAAGTTGAGGAAACTCTAAATAAAATTGATTTTAATATTAGTAATCCATTCTGGAAAGATAATGATATTCTTGACCATGATGTTAAAAAATCATCTAGGAATAGTTTTTATAAATTATTCGGAAAATCATAAATTTTAAAAGGAGTTGGTGCTTTGTGTCTACTGAAAAAACCATAGTACTAGATGAAAATGAAGTTAAATTTGAAATTGATGCAAATTATAAAGAAGAGTTTTTAAATGATCTTAAACCAAGTACTCGATCATTTTATTCTTATATATTAAAATTGGCTGATGAATATGAAAAAGAAATCGGGAAAAGCATTTTCAACTTTAATATTGAGGATAGAGATGAGTTTTTAGTTGTAAAATACAAAAACAAAAATATTTACTCATTTCAAACCACATTATCTCCACTAAAAAAATATGTAGATTGGTGTATATCTAAAAACTTTGTTGTACATTTTCAAAACATTTTTGCTGCGATTTTAACCAAGGATTATAATGAGTATATCAATGTTCAAGCAAAAGAAAATTCTTATATACCTTTATCAGAATGTAGAGAATTTCAATCTAAATTAGTAAATTATCAGGACAGAGCAATTATTGAATTGCCAAATCTAGGGGTTAGAGGTCGTACTGAAAAAGGTAATACTCTTGAGGAACTAGTTAATCTAAAAGTTAAAGATATCGACTGGAAAGAAAAGAGACTATATCTCACTAAAAACAATGGTGAATTTAGATGGATGGATGTAGATGATTATACTTTAGATTTACTCAAAAAGGTTATTGATCAAGATTTTTATATTGCTAATAATGGATTGAAGACAAAACCTAATGATGATGGAGTATACGAAAGTACGGATAGGGGAAGAATAATCAATAAAACTGAATATGTTTTTAGAACTCCAGGAAAGAACAAAAATGGAAAAGTTGATTATCAATTCTTTGCTAGTAGAATACAACGAATTCAAAAATGGTTAGGTAATCCTTATATTAGTATCAGTAATCTTTATTTTTCTGCAATTATTGAATATGCCAAAGAAGAAAAGAAAAAGAAAGGCGAACTAACTAAGGATGACTATATCAAAATTAATGAGAGGTTTGAATTTGGAGAAAATGGGGAAAAATATCTCTTTAAGACTAAAGAACTAATTGCAACTTATTTGGATGATGAGAGGTAAATGTTATGCAAAATACGTTATCAGAAATGTGGAATAAGTATAGCTTACTTCTCTCCTTTAAAAATGAAATGAATAAACTAGGTTATGCTTCTAAAGATTTGTACTGTATTTATGTTCAACTATATCTTTTGATGGAGTTAATCGAGATAGAAAGTGAAAATGGTTTAGAAATTTTATTGAAAAAAACTTATTTTCGCTTACTCAAGAAGATAAATAAGGGAATTGAGTATTTACCTGATATTATTGAAACACCAGAAGAATGGGTATTAAACAAGATCGAAAATGATATAGATGCTTGGACTGATTCAGATGTTCTTATTTTTACTACAAAGTCAAATGTTGTAGCATTTAGTAAATTATCTAGAAAAAGTACAGGTAGTCAGTATATTGATGGTAAATGGCAATAAGAAGGGAAATGATATTGATGAATGTAGGAGAAAAGATTTTATCGTTTAAAGAAAGGTTAAATCATAAATATTTTGCAGATTTTGCTAGAGCAGCAAACATTCCTCCTGCGTGGTTAAATGAAATTAAAGACAAAGAAGAAATCAAACAAATAAGCGATATGTCATATCTTATAAATCTTTGCTCATATTTAGGTATGACAATTGATGATTTTTTAAGAAATGATGATGTTATAAAAGAAGAAATTTCTGAAGTTATTGATGTTAATTCAGAAGATATTAGTGTTTTACTCAATAACATGATAGTATTATTACGAAAGGAAGGAACAAAAATGGATAATGTAATTATGAATGATAAAAGTAAAGAAATTTGCATAGATAGTCTTGCGGTTGTAAAAACACTAGTTAAACAACATTTATAAAGGATGTGAATATAATCATGGTGTTTAAAGGAAGATCAACTGATACATTTGAAATGGATGATATTGAAGTTTATCAATTAGTAAAAGAAGGTTCTTTAAGATCATATCCAAGTGGATTTTGGGACGGAATTACAGCTTCCAAGACAGCAGAAAAAATCACAAAATATGTTTTCAAGGATGTTTTAAATTGGAGTATTGATGACATTAAGGTAAAAGTCACTAGAGAAATATTTGAGGAATATAAATTAGTTGGAATGCTTAAAAATATATATGATTCCAGCATGTATATTTGTTTGGGAGAAGTCTATCCAGAATTAAAGGAATGGGCAAGCAAACAATATCAAACCAATGAACATGCTGATTTTATCCATAGAAGGTACTCAGATGACGAATTGATTTATATTCTTCAAGAAAAATCAAAGGAATTAAATAGAATCCCAAAAGGGGTTGATATGAAAACGCCAAGTAGTGCTATTTATAGCAGTAGATTCGGTTCATGGGAAAAATCTTTAATGAAAGCAGGATTAATTGAAGACATTTATAAAGATGTTGATTTTAGAAAGAACTCCAAAGAATCGGTTATATCTCATTTAAAAGAATTATTTGCAGAAAAGGAAAGAGTATTAGATAAAGATGAAATATTCGCTATTTATCCTGAAGGATTAATTAAAGAATACTTTGGGACTTATAATAAACTTGAAAAAGTTATTATTGCAGAATATACTAAAAAAGAACTTACTAAAATATTGAAAAAGAAGCAAGAAAAATTAGGTAGAGTTCCGAGCAATAAAGATATGAAGTTTCCAATGGCTATTGTGTTCATAGACAAATTTGGAAGTTGGCAGGAGGTGATTGACAAATTGGAGAAACCTTAAAATGTTTTGTTATATCGGGATGTATTATTATATCTCGATAATACATAAAATTTAAACACTTATTATTCAATAAATAATATTTTCAAAAGAAAGTGAGTCACCAAATGAGGAAAAATTCACTAAAACATAATATATTGTTTGTCAGCGTGATTAGTGCATTTATTCTCTATGGAAGCACAAATGGAAATCATATTGTAAATGAGAGCATAAATATAAAAAACACTAATCATATCAATAATTATATAGGAAGTGATGCTAATGTCTTAAAAGAACTAAGAAAGCAATACATAATTGTTAAGACTGATGAAAAACCAGAACCAATGGAGTTTATTGTAACAGCCTATGACCTTTCATTTAATAGTTGTCAGAAGTCAAGAGGTTCAAAGGGATATGGTATTACTTCATCTGGATATGACTTGAGAGGTCATACAATTGATTCTGCTAGGGTTATTTCAACAGACCCTAGTATTATACCAATTGGAAGTAAAGTAAGACTTACATTCAAAGAAGACAAGTATAAGAAGTATGATAATATCTATACTGCTTTAGATAAAGGAGGTTTAATAAAAAATCAAAGGATTGATTTATTTGTAGGTGATAATATCTGGTCAAAAAATAAGATTAAAGATTTCGGAGTTACAACTGCATATGTTGAAATAATTAAGGATTAAATTGCCTAATATTCTGTAACAAATTTAATAAATCCACATAGTTTATAAAGTAAAAAATAAAATTATTATAAAAGGAGTGTATTAAGTTTATGATTAGAAGACCAGTGAAAGAGGTTTATATTAATGATGTCTGGAACGCAATCCCCTATAAAAATAATAAGGATAAAATTAGGATTACCAAAGAATTAGAAGCAAACAGACATAGGCGAGGGATTAAATTTATTGAAGATGATGACAGAGGGAATATAATTTATTCTCATAGAATGGAAGAAGGAGCATTTCACTAATACATAAAACAAGGCAAAATTAAATATCTCTAACCCCTTTAATTATCATCCCTCATTCGTATAACTCCTTTAAAGGACAAACTAAAATTAAAGAGAAGAGAGTGTTGTTTAAATGATTATCACTAAAAGAGTAGAGGTAACAAAAACTGAACAAATTTTAGTTGGAAAAGTATGTAATAAATGTGGTAATGTTTTTGAGCCACACGATGAACAGGTTAAACCTTTTGAATCTCAAATGGGGTACAATGTAAACTGGAAATGTGAATTGTGTGATATGTGTATATTAAGTATTATAAAAACCTTTGCAATAGTTCCTGAAAATTTTATGAGTGATTCTAACTTTACTTCTTCATTTGATTTAGATCATGAATTGCATCAAAGGCTCTTCGATGTATGGAAGGCAACAAATGTATGGAACTGTGATGAGAATCCTTGGAAAGATTTCTATAGTGAAGATAATTCAGATCAAGAAGATGAATCTTACGAAGAGTATGAGGAATATAATGAAGAAGTTTCTGATGCTCTAGAAGATAGAAAACCATTACATACCAATCCTTTTAAATTAGTAAAGTAGGATAAATCAAAAATATAGTGTATAATATATTAAAAGGAGATGTATAAAATGAGAGTTAAAATTATTAAAAATGACCAGCTACAAGGTGGAAACGTAGATATTAGTGGGTTTATTGGGCAAGTTTTTGACGCTAGACCATATTATAAAAAGAATATTGAAGTTAATTTTACCAAAGAATTTGGAGGAAATTATATTGTTTATGAAGGTGAATATGAGGTAGTTGAGGAGTAAAATCTAACTTAAAATTGGAGATTGAAGGGGAAAGGAGAGAAGATAAAATGTATAAAAATAAATGTGATAATTGTGTAAAAGGCAATATTTGTGCAGTAAATGCTAAAGTTGGAGAGGTAAAACAAGAATTACACTCTCAAGCATATAAATTACAATGCTCTCTATTAGATAATATGCATTATATCAACAAAGCAGAGTGTACTTTTATGAAGAAACTAAATTTGGTGTCAAAGAATGTAAGCATTATTTAGAGAAAAATCCACAATATCTTGATGATAAAAATAAGGAGGAGTTAGAGCAATCAGAAATAGAAAAGGAAATCGCTACAGTATTCTTTAACGCATTAAAATTATATCCTGCTCACCATGGATTGAATTTTAATATGAGCGTTGAAAGTAAAGAAGAAGGAGATGATGGTTTAGATAAACTTAGTAAAATTTGTGGATTTTAATACCAGTTCTAGGGTATGCAAAAGCAGAAATTAGGACTTATGAATATGGTAGAAAGATTTCAGATATCAATCTTACTTTAAAAAAAATAATTTTGGAGTTTCTATTAATTATCGTTGTTATGGAATAGGATATAAGAAATGAATTTTAATTGTAAAACAATATGCTAATTCAATATCAAATGATTTTGATAATTACAAGAATTAAAAAGGAGAAAATTATATGAAAAAACAAAATGAAGATAAATATCTCCCATACAAAAAGAAAGATTTTAGAAATTATTGGTGCTATCCAGATTCAACTTTTCCAACATTACAACCCTTTGAAGTAATTAGACCATTCACCGAAGAAGAAAAAGAGGATTGGACAAAAGGTGAAGATTATGATGAAGAAGTATATTTAGTTAAAAGTTATGATGAAAATGGATCAATGGATGAATATGGGGCATCAGATAGGGATATTCTTATCGAACATGAAATAGACCCTGAAACATGGAGAATTTGCTTAATTAATTTGCTGGACAGAATGGAATATTGCGATGATGATATTATGGATTTTATTAAAGAATGCAAGATTGAGCAATATATAAAAAGACACTTATATGATTATTGATTAAATAAATTTAGAAAGAAGGATGCACGACGGCAAATTATCAAGTGAAATTGTAAAGAAAGGGTTGAGTAATTAATAATGAATAAGGCAGAACTTTGGGATGAATTAAAATTATATTTAACCAAAACAGTTCCTTCATTATGTGTTGGCAGAGACAATATGTTTAAGTTGTTAGAGAGATATAAACCTGAGTGGGTTAAGTTACATCGTTGGCCAATGCCTAACAATGATGAGGAAGGAGAATAAAATGAGAAACAAACTAATCATAGAAAAAGAAAAAGACTTCATCAATTATCTTAAATTTAAACACAATTTCATGACAGAAAATATTCAACAATTAAATGATGAGAAATTAGACCTAGAAACTAAATTAATTGAAAATTTAATCTGTCCTGAATGTTATTCTATATTAAATAAAGAAAAACGTAAAGATTATGTTCATTATGATTGTACGAATTGTTGGTATGATACATATTCTCAAAAGTATTAGAAAATTATTTCCTTAAATAATAAATCAATATACCAACAAATGGTATTAGGACGATAATTAAACCTAAAACTCTAATTATAATCTTTTCCATAATCAAAACATATCACCTCTTTACATTTTATTAATCCTATTATTACAACTCCTACGCAATAAAAAGTACCTCTTAGTCAGATTTCCTTTCTAAGAGGTTTGATGTAGGACGAGAAGAATTTAGTTGACAAAGTTATAATATCCAAATTAGAGATAATTATACAGAAAGGAGAGAATAAAAATAAGTAAATTTATGTTTGTTTTTGAATTGAATTCAAAAGAACAAGATAATTTATGGATACATAGTGAATGTCCAAAATGTAAAAGCACTATTATTGAAAAGAGTATGAATTGCGATGAAGCTTACTGGAAATGTTCGAGATGTGATGTTCTCTATATAATTGAATAATACGTAAGGAGTGAACAAAATGAAATGCATAAAGGAAAATTGTAGAATGCCATATATGTCAGGAAATACTGGTTTTTGTCATGAACTAGAAACATTTATATTTGGTGAGAATCCAGAATGTCCTTTACCAGATAAAATATTGCAAATGGAAAAACAATTGATGGAATATAATTGCATTATGGATAAGGTAATTATTTATCATGCTAAGAATAAAGAAGGAGGAATATAAATGAGAGCAGGTAAAAGAGGAATTGAATTAGATCCTAACGATTGGTACGATAATTTATATTGGTTTGAGGATGAACCTGAAGTTTTTGAGTTTATGGAAAAGAATGAAGATAAGATTAAAAAGTATGCAAAAGAATACGGTTTAACAATTAAAGATAGTATTGATATTATGTACAATTTAAGAATTAATAAATAGAATAAAAATGTATTTGAAAGGAAGGTAGGAAATTAATTTGTATATGGGCAGAAAAGCAGATTATGCAATGATGGTATTATATATTGTAGGTTCAGATATAAGAAGGGCATTTAGAAAGATATTTGGTTATTGTGATTATTGTCATAAGTATTTTCTTTATCCTCAAAAAAGACATATGAATACCATGTATGAAAATGAAGAATCTAATTATTGTACTTGTTGTGAAAGTTGTTTTGACCAAATAGAAGAATATTGGGCAAAACGTTGGAAGGAGTACAACGATAGTAGAGGTTGTTAATTACAGCAAATCAGGAATTGGTCGGATTATGAAAAGGAGCGATTAACTAAATGGAAGATGTTTGTTATAATTGTGCTAATGATTGCCCAGGAGATATTCATTGCAAACCATTCAAATATAAATACTATAAACGCTATGAGAATGATGTATTAGATCATGAGGCACTAATCAACAAAGAAAAGAAAATTATGATTACTATTGGATACCTTGAACATTTTAGTCAAAGTGATATGGAGAAATTCGTTTTCTATTCTTATAAAGAATTTTTCCAATTTTGGAGTCATCATAGCAATCAAGGAATAATTAAATTGTATAGCTACAGTGAAATGGAGGTATAAATAATGTCTGGATTAACATCTGAAAAGAAAGCAACTCTTAAATGTCTTATGGGTAGTTGTAAATGTCCAATTAGTCTAAGTTTGTTGTGTATGGAGGAGAGATATAAAATGAGTAAACCATTAATTGAACTTATAGTACCTGAGTCTGGAGATTGGGAAGTATTAAGAATGAACTTTGGGGAAGATTTTAAATATGAAGGACATTCAATTCCTAATGGAGCATGGATTAAGTTATTAGAAATATTAGGCTATGAAGTTGAAGTAAAATGTATTTCAGACGAAGATATGGAATATGGAGATTATAATGTTGAAGGGATTGATGGATAATGATTAGTATAGAAGAATTTGAGACTAATATGGTTTATAGACACTATAAAGGAAATTACTACTATGTTATGGACATTGCAGAAAACACAGAAACAAATGAATTAATGGTTGTATATCATGCTTTATATGGTGATTATGAATGCTATGTAAGACCATTTGAAATGTTTGTAGAAGAATTAGGTGATGTAGAAAAATTATTATATAAACAAGAATATAGATTTGTGCCTATGACTATGAGCAAATAATTTAAATGAAAAGATTCGAGAGAATCAAGAAAGGAGTTATACTATGACACGAACCATAGATTACGCTAAATGTCCTAAGTGTGGTAAGAAATTTGAAATGGGATTTACTAACTATTGGATGTCATCTGGTTTTGGAGAATATTCATTCGATCATACTAGTCATACGTGTGAAGATTGTGGATGTAATTTTAATATGACTGTAAAGAAACAAACTGTATTTAATACAAAAGTAATCAAATAAACTTGTGATTTGATACTAAGTGAAAGGAGTACAAATGAGTAAAATCATTTCTAGGAAGAAAACATACAAAAATTTTTGCAAATATTTACTAATAGAACAATTCGGTAAGACATTTGAAGAGCGTAAGCAAGCATGGCGCAAATGCGAAGAAATAGCACTAAAAGGAAATATAAGTATAGAGGAATTGTTAGAGTGGAGAAATGGTGAATTAAAAGAAAAGGAATACAATTCATATCATTGAATCAATAAATAAAATTATTTGACAAACATATCCCTTTTGTGTTATTATTAATGTAGTACAAAAGAGATATAAATTTAAGAAAGAAGGAATGGAAATGGAAAAAGTATTGGCAATCGTAGAACAACTTCAAGGGACTAGTGGTAGGAATGATAAGGAATTTATTCTCAAGCAAAATGAGGGAAATGAACTATTCAAGAAGGTGATGCACTTCATTTATAATCCATACATATTAACAGGTATATCTAAAAAGAAAATCAGTAAAAAACTAAAACTTCCAAAAGAACCATCTACATCATCAATTATTGAAATAATGGACTATCTTCAATCCCATAATTCTGGCAGAGATGAAGATATTATATTTGTTCAACATTTTATTAAATCTCAGCCTGTATTACTAAGAGACTTCTATACTAAAATCGTTTCTAAGGATCTCAGCATTGGTTTAACAGATGGAACTTTGAATAAGGTATATGGAGACTTCATTCCTGTTTTTGATGTCATGTTAGCCAAGAAATTTGAAGAGCATAGTCACAAAATAAAAGGAAATTATATCATAACTGAGAAGTTGGATGGTTGCTTTGAAGGCAATATGAAAGTCAATATGGCAGACGGTTCTTATAAAAAGATAAAAGATGTAGAGATAGGGGATATGGTGCTATCTTTTAATGAAAATACTAAAATAATTGAAACAAAAAAAGTAATAAATAAATTTAATAATGGCAAAAAATCAATAGACCAATGGTATAAAATACAATTAAGAGACAATGTTACAAGTAGTAGATATTATAAAAGAGTCATCGCTACTCATAATCATAAAATATTAACAGCAAATGGATGGAACGCTGTGAAAAATATTAAAAGTGGTGATTATATTTATATTTATGACTATGTGCCATCTTATGAACAACAACAAATTCTTTTAGGAAGTATATTAGCGGATACAGCTATTAACAAAGATACTAGTGAATCAAAATTTGGGAGATTTCAACTAGGAAGGGCTAAAAAATATCCACATGGAACATTATTCGACAAACAAAAAGAATTATTTAGCAATTTTATTTTTTGTTCTGGCGAAAGAATGTCAGGATACGGATCAGAAATAAATTACGCAAATATAAATTCGATTCCTAGTCTACCAAAATATTTCTATAATAATGATAATATAAGAAAATCTTCTTATAAATTAAATAAAGAAATTTTATCTAACTTAGATGCATTAGGATTGGCAATGTTTTATTTAGATGATGGTAACAAAAGACCATGTAAAGAAGATGGAGATGAGTATGCTAAAAATGTTGCTCCTAGATGTAGTTTTTCGGTTTATAAATTTCCATATGAAGAGATAGTTAATTTTCAAAAATATCTTGAAAGAAAGTTTTATATTGAATCTGAAATTAGAAAAGATAAATTTCTAAAAAATGGCGAACAAAGTTATAGATTAGATATCAATAAAGATAGCACTAAAATATTCTTTGATTTAATTGCTAAATATATACCTAAAGAAATGAGATATAAATTAGGTACTGAATGGCATAATATAGAAGAATATAAATGGTGGGAGCATAAGGGTAAAAATGAATTATTGCAAGAAGAAGTCTTGAATGTATCAAATTATAAAAGTAATTATATAAAAAATCTAAATGCTTATGATTTAGAAATAGAAGATAATCATACATACATCATTGAAGATTTTGCAGTTCATAATTGTAGATTAGCAGTAATTAAGGACAATGGAGTTGTAAAATCATTCACTAGACAAGGAAAACAATATGAGGGCCTTGAAGAAATTGAATCTGATATTGCTAATCTTCCATTTGATAATATAGTTTTCGATGGGGAATTAATTGCAGACATTCAAGGAAGTACAATTGAAGTTTATGCAGAAACGACTAGTAAGGCTAGAAGCAAAGGAGCAAATAAGACAGGATTGGTATTCCATATTTTTGATATGTTAAAACTGAAAGATTTTCAAAGTGGTAAATCACAAGATAATTGCGTCAAGCGTAAGAGTTATTTATCTAGTATTTTTGAGAATAATAAATTACCACATTGCAAAGAAGTTAAACCTTTATATATTGGTAGTGATTTAAAAGAAGTAGAAAAATGGATGATTCATGCAAGCGAACAATCATGGGAGGGTTTAATGGTTAATATGGATAAACCATATATTTGCAAAAGAAGTGATTCTATTCTTAAAGTGAAAACATTTAAGGAGGCAGATGTTCGTTGTTTAGAAGTAATTGAAGGCACAGGTAAAAATATTGGAAAACTAGGTTCAATTACAATACAGTTTGAGCATAATGATAAATTGTATGAATGTGATTGTGGTTCAGGATTTACAGATGAAGAAAGAGAATTATATTGGAAAAAATCAGAGTTAATTCTTGAAAAAATAGTTACTATTGGTTATTTTGAAATTAGTAAAAACACAAATGGAATATATAGTCTTCGTTTTCCAACTTGGAAATCTAGAATTAGACATGATAAAGATGAAATTAGTATGTATTAAGAAAGGATTGATAAAAATTGATTAAAATAATTGATGGAGATATTTTACAAGCACAAGAAAATATAATAGTACATCAAGTGAACTGTTTATCCGTAATGGGTGGAGGAATTGCAAAACAGATCAGAGAAAAATATCCTAAAGTATTTAAAGATTATCAAAAATATCTTTCCAATAGTGGATTCCCAATTCAAGCTTTAGGAGAGTGTCAATTTGTAGAAGTAGGTGAGAATAAATATGTGGCAAATTTATTCGGTCAATATAAATACGGCAGAGACAAACAACAAACAGATTATAAAGCGTTGGAAGAAGCCTTATTTTCACTTAAAGTAAATGCAAAAGATCATAATTTATCTGTGGCTATTCCAGTAAATCTAGGCTGTGGTCTTGCAGGTGGATCTTGGGATATAGTTTATAAAATGATTGAAGAAGTTTTTCACGATTATGATGTTACTTTATATAGATGGGAGGTGAAATAATGGAAACAAAATATAAATATCTATATCTTGTTAAAGTTGAACCGAATGCAAATAATAATAAATTTTACAAACTCGTGCAAACAGATGACAACAATTTCACAGCCGAATATGGTCGTATTGGAGCAGGTGGTTTTCAAACCGCATATTATGATATGAATCAATGGAATAAGAAAGTAAAAGAAAAGGAGAAAAAAGGATATTGTGACAATACCAGATTAGTTGCAGAGGTTGTTGTTAAAGAAAAGAAGAACAAAGAATACTTGGATATTCCAAATCAAGTAATTGCATCTATTGTATCAAGACTGCAATCTATGGCTCGACAAGCAATTGCAGATAACTATATAATTTCTTCAAATAAAGTTACTCAAGTAATGATTGATGAAGCACAGTTAACTTTAAATAATTTGATGAATGCAGACACAATTGAATTGTTTAATAAAGTTTTGGTGGAATTATTTAAAATTATTCCACGAAAAATGAAAAAAGTTAAAGATAATCTTGCCAAGGATACTAAGGATTTTGGAGATATTATTCAGAAGGAACAAGATTTGCTTGATGTAATGAGAGGCCAAGTAGTTGCAGAATCTGTAGTGAAAGACGAAGAGGACACTTCTGAAGAACCAATCAATAATCAAACAATATTAGATGTAATGGGTTTGCGATTTGAAGAAATTACTCAAGAAGAAAAGGAATTAATAAAGAAAAATCTTGGGTCAATCAGTGATAAGTTCTATCAGGCATGGAAAGTTGTAAACGTTAAAACTCAAGAAAAATATGATAAATTTGTTAAGGAAAATGATATTAAAGATACTAGATTACTATGGCACGGATCGAGATCAGAAAATTTCTGGAATATTATTAATACTGGTTTAGTATTACGTCCAAATGCAATAGTAACAGGTAAATTATACGGATTTGGCATATACTTTGCCCCTCGTGCGGTCAAAAGTTTAGGTTATACTTCTTTGTCTGGTTCGTATTGGTCAAAAGGAAACTCAACATCAGCGTTTATGGCATTAAATAATGTGGCGTATGGGAAACCTTATGATGTATATGATTTTGATAGTAGATATTATAATTTAAATCATGAGAATCTTCAAAAGATGTGTCTAGGAGCACATTCATTACATGCTCACGCAGGAGCAAATTTAGGTCATACTAACTTAAAGAATGATGAAATAATCGTGTACAAGGAAGATCAATGTACAATTAAATATTTAGTAGAATTGAGGTAAACTATTGGATAAAAATAGATGGAATTATATTCAGTTGGACGATAAAGAAATTTGTGAAAAATATAAAAATGGTCTGAGTATAATCAAACTTGCAAAATATTATGATGTAAGCATAATGAAAATAAGATGGGTATTATTTGACAATAATATTAAATTAAGGCCACATGTTATTCAATATAATATTAATCATGATTTCTTTAATGAAATAGACACAGAAGAAAAAGCGTATATACTAGGGTTATTATATGCTGATGGATCAGTTAGTAATAACAAAAATGCTACTGATAATACAATAACTTTAAGATTACAAATAAGCGATATTGAAATACTAGAGAGAATCAATAAAATATTAGAAACAGATAGACCAATCTATATTTACAAAAATAATGGTTATAAAGGAAATAATTATGCAATGTTAACAATTAAAAGTAAACAAATCAGAGATAATTTAATTCAGAAAGGATGTGGTGTAAACAAAACTTATACGTTGAAATATCCAAATAAAGAAGTTATATCCGACAAATTACAAAGTCATTTTATTAGAGGATTTTTAGATGGCGATGGTAGTATAAGTTTTGATGGGAAAATGATAGAAGAATGTTAATAAGTTTTTGTGGTACAAAGGATTTCTTGATTGAATTAGAAAATATACTATGTGATCATTGCAACATTAATAGAACAAAGATTACAGATAGAGGTAACATATTTGTTTTTAATAAAGGTGGAAGGTTACAAGTAGAAAAAATATTACAATACATATATAAAGATGCGACAATATATCTTCAAAGGAAATACCAAAAATATCAATTAATTCATAATTATAATTTAAATAAAGGACTAGATGACAAAAGAAACAAATAAATAAAATATAAAGGGGATTGTAAATATGAGTAATAATAATGCTGAGATCAAAACAATTAAATATTATGGGACTAAACAATATTTTGTAGAAACAGATGCAAGAACAGGAGAAGTTATTAAAGATAGCTCTTTTAAAACGAAAGCAAAGAGTGAACGTGTTATTCATAATGATATGGCAACTATTGTTATCCTTGATGATGGTTCAAAGGGTGTTTCAAAATGTATGCCAGAAGATGAATATAATAAGATAAAAGGAATTAAGATTGCTTATCTAAGAGCAAAAATTAAATCTTTACATAAAGAACTTAAAGTATTAACGAAATAAGAAAAGTTAGAATCCGCAAATCGTTGCTACACAAGGGTTCGCGGATTCGATAAATACGTTGAAATATCGATTTCGAAGGAAGTGAAAAATTTGTTAGAAGTTAAATGTAGTTGTGGGAATAAAGCACAAATTGAATCTATGGGATATAGAAATGAAGACAATAGTTTAGTTTTAACTTGGGATACAGATACTATGTGGGTTGAATATAGTAATCAAGAAAAAGGATTAAGAATCAAATGCCCACAATGTAAATTGGAATATGATATTTTAAGAGTAGTTTGAGAAGATAAATGACCAATTTTATACAGAGAGGAAGTGTAATATTGAATACCAATTGGATGATTGTAAAATGTCCAAAATGTAATTATGAAGGTAATATTGATATTTACGGAGATGAAAAATATTTTAAAATATATACGCAATATTTTGGTACTCCTAAAATAAAATGTCCTAAATGCGGACATTCAGAACAGATATAAAAAGGGGATAAATAAACAAATGACAAAAACAGAAATCCTACTTTACGGAGCATTACTTGAAAGTGATATGTACACTGATGGATATGGATCGACAGATGAGGATACAGAATTATTACAAAAGGTATTAAAGAAAATATACGGTATCACGGAAGGATGTTCTAGAGATGTCTTAGAAAAAGCAGGAGGACAAATGAAAAGTGATTTAATGAGTTTGGTTATAGAGTTTAGAGGTAAGATGGCAGAATATATGGGAAAGGATGATGATTAAATTGAAATTCAAAGAAAATGACAGAGTAAGAATTGCAAATATAAGAGACGAAGATGCAATATATGATATCGAACCAAGTTATTTAATTGGCAAAACAGGCACAATCATATCTATCGACTATAATCCTTATATTTCAGAAATTGATGGAAATATTGATTGCCCTTATGAGGTTGTATTTGATGATCCTAAAGCTCAAAACTCAGGAAACGCTTTTTGGGAAGAAGGCGAATTAGAGTTAATTAGTTCAGATGAAATTCCTTTATATCCATTTAATCTTTCAAATGATAGAAATTTATCGGATGCTTTTTATTATTTGAAATCCAAGGGAGTTACACCTGAACTGTATGAAAAGTTATGGGAATTGTGGAAGTAGATTAAAAGAACTATTTGATGTTATTTAAAATAAAGAAAGAAGGATTACAAATGAAAGTAAAATTGTTCAGTCACAGTGACCTCGATGGAGTTGGTTGTGGAATTATAGGTGAATTAGCATTTCCACAAATTGATATTGAATACTGTGATTATGATAACGTAAATGAAAAAGTCAAGCAATACATAGAAACAGAAAAGTATAAAAATTATGATACAACATTTATTACAGATATTTCGGTTAATGAACAATTAGCAAAATCGATTGATGAAGTATTTACACAAGAACATGAATTTGTATTACTTGATCATCATAAAACTGCACTATGGTTAAATGATTATAAATGGGCATGTGTAGCAGAAAATATAAGTGATAATATGAAACACAGTGGAACAGAAATGTTTTACAATAATGTTCTTACTTTTTATATCAATAAGTTTGATCATACAGATATTTATAATGCTCTTATTGACGCTAGTGATTTTGTAGAAATGGTCAGACGTTATGATACGTGGGAATTTAAAACTATTTATAATGACAAAAATCCTAAAATGCTTAATGATTTGATGTATTTAAAAGGTAGAGATAGATTTATTGCAGATGCAGTACGTCAAATAGAAGAGGTTAATCACTATTCTTTTAGTTGGGATGATTTAGAACTCCTAAAGCAAAACCAAGAAAAGATTGATAATTATATAGAATCAAAAGATAAATCAATTATTGTAAAAGAAATTAATGGTTATCAAGTAGGAGTAGTATTTGCCGAAAGATATTCTTCTGAGTTAGGAAATAAGTTATCCGAATTACATCTTGAACTAGATTTTATTGCAATTATTAATCCTTCTCATTCAGTTAGCTATAGAACAATTAAAAATAATATTGATTTAGGTGTAATTGCTGGCATATATGGAGGCGGAGGTCATCCAAAGGCATCTGGAAGCCCAATCGATGATAATATGAGAAATAAAATAATGGATTTGATTTTTGCATAATTTATAAGTCGCTTGTACCAACGGTTTGCGAGGATAGTAAATGGCATGAAATCTGACTTTTCTAGGATAATGAAAGGAGAATAATCATTTGAATTATTATGCAGGAATTGGTTCTAGAGAAACACCTCTAGATATAATCCACTTATTTAAAAAGGTAGCATACTATTTATCTGTGAAGAAATTCATATTGCGTTCTGGTGGAGCTAAAGGGGCAGATAAGGCATTTGAAACTGGCTGTGACAATTTTAATGGTCAAAAGGAAATATACTTGCCTTGGCCTTATTTTGAAGGATCAGGTTCAATATTTAATGAGCCAACTAAAGAAGCGTATGAGATAGCAGAAAAATTCCATCCTTATTGGCACAACTTATCTCAAGGAGCTAGAAAATTACAAGCAAGAAATAGTCATCAGGTTTTAGGTTTAGACCTAAATACTCTTTCAAAATTTATTATATGTTGGACTAAAAATGGTAAAAGTTCAGGTGGGACTGGACAGGCGATTAGAATTGCTAGAGCCTATAATATTCCTGTTTTTGATGCAGGTAATTATAACGATATGATGGATGCTAAGAAAGAATTAAACTATTTCTTGATTGAAAATAATGTAGGTTAGAAAGGAGAATAATTATGATCCAATACGCAACATATATAATTCCAATTCATCCAAACTCATACAGGAATACATAACGTTATGCCAAATTTAAGTTCAGATTTTAGATTATGCTATATTGTCAGGTATCCAGATGGATTTGAAGATTTAGTGCCAATTTCAGAAGTTGAATGTGGTAATTATAAAATTATTGGAAGAAACGGAAATTAAAAACTAGCCTGTAGCAAGGGTTTCAGGGTTCGGCATATCCGATAAAAACTGGCTTTCATGTTGTTTGGAAAGAGGTGAAAATAAAATTATGGTTAATTCTGAATGGTTTAAGACATATAGAATTTGGGCAACAAATAAAGTAACAAAAGTAAGACAAAAGTTGACTATATACTGGATCACAGACTGGGATGAAGTGTTAGAAGTTTTACAAAGAAGAAATATAAATGCTGATACATATGATATAAAAATAAAACGAAGATATGGAATAGGAGAAGAATGTAAGGGTAGGCTTGCACAAATGGATAAAATTAAACAAGAAATGATGGGAGGGATAAGTGAATAATATGAAAAGATTTAAAACAACAGTAACCCGAACAGATGAATACATAATTGAGGTTGATGAGAATGTCATTGATGAACAGTGAATGGATGATTTTAGACATGTGTTCTTTGATTTACATACTCTCTATGAACACGCTGAACATCTTGCACAAATTAGAGCTAGAATGGGAGAAGGATTTATTGAGGGATATGGTAATTTAAAGGTTAATGGTAAATTACCTTGGCATGTAACTAAAAGTCAAAAAGAGAATCGCTTACCTTGCGAAGATGCTTTTAATATTATTATTAAGAGTGAAGATCAAGATTGTGAAATTGAAGTTGAGGAGATTGAGTAATTTGGACAATTATTATAGTGGAAAATGTAAATTGTGTAATACTGAATTTAGGCACGATTATAATTCTCATATGTTTAATATTCTTAATACAATTGAAGAATGTAAATACACAAATATAGTAATTGATCATTACTTAGAAAACCATAAGGAAGAATACAAGTTTACATCTTTAGATAGGACAGGAGTATTTTCAAGAAAAATAATTAAAGCTGTTTTGAAAGATTTATTTAAATAAAATTAAGGAGGAAAAATTATGTTTAATAATATTGAGAATTATTTATACATTTGGGATGAAAGTAAAGAGGGTTATTTAAATATACATAGTTTTCTATGCAAAATTCAAGACAATCAATACAACTATAAAGACTTAATAAAAACTAAAAATTTTATGATTACTAAATATGGTTATGTCATTTTAAATAATAAAACTTATGAAATATTTAGTAATATAGTTGTAGTCAATATGAATATTATTGCAATCAAGTTAGTATAAAATTAACCTTTTAATTAAATATAAATAATAGGAGGAGATAATAAAATGCAACAAAAATATACTTTAGTTAAGAGAGAATTAGTTAAAGAAAAGACTTTTAGGGTAATAATTGTAGCAGATTCAAATGATGCTGATTATATTACAGAAGATGCAACATATACAGAACAGGAATTTAATGATTCTGTCAACATTTTAATAGACTTAATTAAAAATCATAGTGGGAGACATGAATTTGAAAATTTCAGAAATGAAACTGAAGAAGGTTATATAGAGATTCCTTATTGTGAATGGGGAGGTTGTCACTCATTAGAAAGTATTGAAATTACTTGTGAAGATGTTGATGGTGTTATTTATAACGTTGAATTAATAGATGATGACGGAAAATTAATTACCATGAATAACTGATTTCAAACTATAAATTAAGAAAGAAGGAAAATTAATTGAAGAAAAATATGTTTATTACTTTGTCATTAGGGTTGGTTATTTTATCAGGAATATTAACTGGTTGTGGTTCAGAAGTTACCACCGCATCATCTACTCCATCTGTACCACATTTTTCTTTCCCTGCTGAAGATACCTATGGCTCTGTTATTGATATAGATTATGATAAATCTGCTTTAGATTTTGTTGTAGTAAAGTATAAAAAAGATAATGTTTTAAATTTAGTTACATATAAACTAGATCCAATCCGTGGTTATACAAATTTGGAGTCAGTTATTACAATTAATCTAGGCAAATAAATAAAGAATTTTAAGCCATAAAACAAAATATAATGATTAAAGAAGGAGAAAATATGATATTAGAATCATTTGAAGAAATGTGCGACAATGAAACAATTTGTAATTATTGTTATCGAACTGATTATGGAGAGCATAAATCTTGTGTTACACCTTCTGGATATTCCTCTTGTGAGGGGATGTGGTGTGAGGAGTCTTATGAGGCATATTTGGACGATAATAATGCTTCTATAAAATTAGTAAAATATCAAAATAATGTAAAATTATTAAATAAGAAGGAGTTAATAAAATGAGTACAGCACTTAAATTTGAATTTGATTTTGAAGAAGTCTTTGAGGGAATTAAGTTGGGGGTAATTAAAGAAATGTCAGAAGCAACTTTCGATGATATTACCACTAGTGCAATTAATCAAGTTAAAAATGAAATGAAAAATAAAATATCTCTTACATATAAAGACGAGTACGAAATTAGAGACGAAATCAAAAAGGAAATTAAAGAAAAGGTATATCAAAAATTAATTACAGAAATTAAAGCTGAATATAAAAAGAAGTATGAAGACGCATTTAGTAAAGATGTGACAAATGCACTTGACCTTGCTGAAGAAGAAATTATGGATGAAATCAAATCTGAAACTATTGATAAATTATACAATGATTTGTATTTAGATATTCAAGAACAAGTAAAATCTAAGATTAATAAATCAGTTTCTCAACTTATAAATGCTGTTACAGGGAATAATATCAAAGTTAAAAATACCAAAAATATAATTACCAAAGAGGAATATGATGAGCTTATACATAGAGATGAGATATTAACTGCATTAGAAAATGGTGGAGTGGATAATTGGGAGTGGTATGGTGAATCTTTAAGCAATTATTTTGATAGTAAAAATAAATAATAAAATACAATCAAATCAAAGAGGAGATTTAAAGAATGAGAGCAATATTTGAATTAGAAATGCCAGAAAGATGTTGGGATTGTCCGATACTTCATATTGATGAAACACAAATGGTTAATTGCCCTGCAACAGCGTCTATATTCAGTGAATCATTTGCATTAAGAGAAATGCGGAAGGACTGTCCATTAATATTATCAGAAGAGTATTTTAAAATAAAATTAGATTGGGCAACAAAACAACTTATAAATAAATTAGAAACCAAATGAAACTCATGTTTCATTTGGTTTTAAAAAAGGAGAAATAATCATGCAAATACCGAAAGTAAATGATCAAATTTGCAACTATCATCATTATATTAAAGAACTAGCTAATAATATTTTAAAAATTAAAGACAATGCATATGACAAGGTTGAAGACCTTTTATGGGAAGTTCAGAATACAGCCAATGATATTTATGCTTCAGCATCTATGGCACTGGAAGCAGGAGTGAGTATGGAAGAACGATTAAAAGATTATAGGAATGCAATAGAGGGATTAGGTTTTATAAGAAATAAGTAGCTTAAAATCCAAATTTTCTTGGACTTAAGAAAGGAAATAAAAACAATGGACAAAGAATATATACCATTATATGTAATTTATTATCACAATCAAACATCTGGAAAGTTTGAACCTTATCAAAGCGTATGTGGAATTACAGTTTTTTACATGGATATAAAAGATGCTAAAAAACAACTAAGAAAAATAACTAATTATCCAGAGAATTATGAAATAGTTGAATATGTAGCAAAATAAAAGTAAAATTAATAAAAACTTGTAATTCTATAATAACTAAGATATAATTATTGTAGAATTACAAGATAAGAAAAGAGATGATACTTAATATATGGGTAATAGTTTGGCAGCAGAAAAATCCCTCCAATTCTATCCAACACAAGAATTTGAAACACATCGTCTATTAGGACTCTTAGGAAACATAGAAATGGATTATATAAAACAAAGATCATTAAAAGAATATGTTATGAGCAAAGAGGAATATAATGAATTCTTCATAAAAAGTGCGGATAATAATATTCCAATAAGATATGCTATTTTTGACAAGTGGCTTAATGAGAAAAAATATGATTTAATTAAGCAATATTTTACATATCAAATGAGTTTTAAAAATAATTTTCCTACTACAATATGTGATGGTTTTGCTGGTGAATCAAGATGGCTAGAGACTTTTAAAAAAATTATCCCAAAAGATGATAAAGGCAATGATATTGTATTAATTGCAAACGAATTGGAAACAAACAGATTCAATTCTTTTAAGAATAATGAAAATATTGATGATAAATATAATAAATCATTTGAGGATTTAAATCTTCCTCGTAATTCAATTGCTTTATTTTTGTTCAATCCACCATATTCTTCATCCAATGGTCAGAGAAATTGCAAACGGTATCTCCAAATGTTGTTAGACAAAGGCATTTTGTATAACCCATCAACATCAAAAGATTACAAAACTGGCTACATTGTATGTGTAATTCGAAAAGATGATTTTCTAGACTCTCTAGACATTCTATCTAAAAACTTTGACATCCTTAAAAACTCAATCTACAAAACTAACAAAGAAGAATATGCTAAATTCAAGCAATACATCTTTATTGCTAAGGTAAAGAGATTTCCTTATGATTTATTAAACACTATGCATGCAATGGATTTCCAGAAACAATACAATGAAGTAAAAGAAATCATTCTCTCTGAACCAGAATTCAACCTTAGACAATATAACACTTATCAATCAATGAATTACCCCTACATCGACTATGATACTGCAAAAGAAAATAATAAATATATTAAATCTCCAACTTCTCATATCAGTAAAAATGATTCAATATGGAAATGGGTAAAAGGAATCACAGAATTAAAAGATTTAGGGGAAGAAAAATTAGTTGTTCCTAAACCACTCAAATTAGGAGAAATCAGTAATCTCCTTGCATCTGGAATGATCAATGGAGAAATATCATTAGAGGATGGTACTGGTAGACATGTTACTATTGGTGGAACTAAAAGTATTGAAAAGAAGGAAATAAATAAATACAAAGATGATAATGGCGATAGTTATACTGAGACAAAGATTATCAAAATGAGCTTACCTTATCTTAATATTTTATGCTCTGATAATGGAAAATTAATTATAAAAGAACTTGGAGGTGAATAATTAATTTGATTCCATATCTTAGAACAACAGATAAAAACACAATCAACTGTAATGCCGATTTAGTTATTTTAGATTCAAATGAACCAATATTAATTTCTCTATGTGATTTGCATATCAAAAATAGAAAAATATGTTCTGATTTAATCTCTCATTCTTATAATATTTCTTTGCGAGACAGAGAAGATATTTTCTTTGAACAATCACTTTATGGTAGAGAAAATCATTATCGTTATAAATCTGATCGTATGGAAAATGATCTAACGCATACAATTATTTACAATACAAAAATAAATGATTATTGTATTAATTGGAATAATGAAGACAAGAATGAGATTCTTACAAAATATTTAAGAAATATTCATTATTTACCTGTTACAAGTGAAATTGTTAAAATGATTTTAGATAAAGATGATGCAAATAATTCTAAATATAAAAGTAGCTATAATAGTAATTATGGTTGTGTTAGCGAATGTACAGTTTATACTAATAATCCTATGTATGCTGATTTAAAGGTATTTAAGATTAATGTAACTTGGTTTAAACAGAGTTTAAATGCTTTAACATTAGAGGGATATGTAGAGGACTTTGATTGGAATTCGATTGAAGACATAGAAGACTACATCTTCTCATTTCTTAGTCAGATTAAAGAAAGATTAAAACAGAATGTTAGAGTTTTGTTTGATCCTAAGAATATTAATCAGAAAATGTTTGAAGGTAAAATGAAACCATTTGAAGGTCAAGTTCCAATTATTCAAGCAGGGTTAGAGGTTTTGAAGAGAAGTAGGTTCGTTTATTTGGCTTGTACTCAGGGGTTCGGGAAGAGCTTAAGTACAGCAAAAATTAATCATTGTCACTTATATCAAAAGAAACAAAATTATGTTACTTTAATTATGGCTCCTGCAATTACATTATCTCAATGGAAAGATGAGATTAAAAATAGTATTAGTGATAAAATTAATATTTACACAATTAAAAAAACATCTGAATTTATAAACATTTACAATAAAACTAATTTAAAATTCGATAAACCAACATATTTCCTTGTTGGTAAAGAGACATTTAAATTAGATGCAAAAAGAGTTTCTGGAATTAATATTAGAACTATGGAAATTAAACATAAAAAAGAAGTGGTTGGTGGTGGATATTATAGTTATTCTCAAATTAAAGAAGTTAAAGAGAAAATAACTATTGCCTGTTGTCCTGATTGTGGTAAACCATTACAGAATGAACTAAGAAAAAAGGAAGATGTATTCTTTACTGCTAAAGATTTTCAAGGTAATCCTAAGAAAAGTAATTATAAGTGTTCCAATTGTGGTGCAGTTTTATGGCAAAGTACATATGATAAAACGAAAAAGAGTAGTTTAATAAGATTTATTAAGACAAAGAATATTCATTTTGATTCTGTCGGGATCGATGAAGCACATCAGAACAGAAATGGCGAATCGATTATCGGGAACTCTACTAGGACACTATTTAATTATGCTAAGAAAATATTATTGCTTAGTGGTTCCAGTAATTCAGGATATAGTTCGAGTTTTCATAGTTTATTATTAGGATTAATACCTAATAAACTTAAAGTAAATGATGTTATGGAGATGGAAAAATTTATTAAAACTTATGGAACATTAATGGCAGTTTCTAAAAAGAAAGATGGCGAATACTATCGTTCAGGTCGTAGTGAAATTAAAGATAGCGAGTTCAAAGAGATAGAAGGCGTGAATCCAATTTGCTTCGCTAAATACTTAGTTGAGAACTATATTTTTGCCACTTTAGACGATCTAGGAAAGGATTTGCCTGACTTAAATGAGTTCTATGTACCTATCAGTCAAACAGATGAAATGGAACGCTTAGAGAGCAATCTGTGGCATGAAATTAAATCAGCAAATGCTTTCAACGCGAAGATGTATGAAGATAGTATAATCAAACATTATATTAATAATCCTTTTAGATGGGATTCTATTCTTATTAATCGAGGAGAAGAAAGTTATAAAGAAGTCCAACCAAAATGTATTACTGATTGTATTTTACCAAAGGAGCAAAAATTATTAGATATTGTTTTGCAAGAAGTTTCTGAAGGAAGAAAATGTTGTATCTATGTAGACTTTAATAATGGTGGAGAATATATGCAATCCGATACAATTGCAAAAAGGATTGAATCTTTATTAATAAAAAATAATATTCGGTGTTTTACACTTAGAACATTCGTAGCAACTTATGATAGAAAGGAATTATTAGACAAGAAAAAAGATGATTTTCAGGTATTAATTACGAATGCAAAATTAGTGGAAGTGGGATTAAATCTTACATATCTATCCAGCTTTATAAATTTCATGCCATCTTATCATTATGAAACTGTTGCTCAGAGTAATAGGCGTGGATATAGGGCTAATAGCACATTGGAAAATAGAATTTATCATTTATATTATGAAAATAGTTGTGAGAACGGAATCATTAAAAGATACCAAAGAAAGATGGCAGAAGCTCAAGCAATTGAAGGTAAGTTTGATGCTTGTTTGGAAGACGATGATACCATTAGAACTGCTAGTAAGTTGAGTAAAAAGATCAATGAAAGCGTTTCGTAAATCAATAAATAATATTCCTTGACAGTGGTTATATGTCCGTGTTATAATGAATATATACATAAAAAGGAGAAATAAATAAATGGCAGATGAATTTAAGTTAGATATCAACATTACTAAAAAGAATATTGAATTAATGGCTAAACAGGTTATTCGAGAAATTATTGAATCTGAGATTAAAGATACAATTAAGAATATTAATTTAGAGAAAATTATTGAAGACAAGTTGAAATTAATTGACTCAGAAATACTTAAAGCTGTAGGAATACAAGCAGAAAAAGTTGTTACTAATATTAAGCAAAATGTTGTACGTGATTTCAACAAGGAAATGCGTTCAATTATTCTAGATGAAATTGAGAAGAAACCATTATCAGGAAATTTATACTTAAAAGTTGGAAGTATTGGCACAGAGTATGACAGATATTAGTACATAAATTATTTTATTTAAAGTATTTTAGGAAGGAGGATAAAAAATGGACTTAAACTATATTGCTGAAAGAGCGTATCAAAATGACATAAATAAAGGTTTTCAATTTCAACATATTGCAATCAGTGCCATGTTGATAGTTACCGAACTTGCTGAATTAGTTGAAGGTCACAGAAAACAAAAAGGAATTGAAAATATCGGAGAAGAATTAGCAGATGTTATTTTAAGGACTGCAATTTTAGCTAAACATTTAAACATTGATTTAGAAAAAGAAATAGAAGAAAAAATGATTAAGAATGAAGGTAGATCACATAGACATGGCGGTAAATTATATTGATAAAAAGGAGAATAAAATAATGGAAGGTTTATATAGTAAATACATAATTCAAAAATCAGATGGCACACCAGTAGATCCAAAAGCAGAATACATAGTATTGAGAATAGACACAGATAAATATGCTAGAATGGCTGTAAGATATTATGCCAATAGATTATTAATTGATAATCCACAATTATCAGAAGGCTTAAGAAAAAGATGTGATTATTACTGGATGAAAGAACAAGGATTTGAGGATGTAGAGATAGAATGCATTCAAAACAAATAAATGGCACGAAAGGTTTCATTTATAGGATGAGGAAGGAGGTTGATTATGGAAATAGTTAGTGTTATGTCTGAAGATTGGAATGCAATCTATGTAAATGGAGAGAAATTAGTTGAGGGTCATAGTGTTAATTGGGAATGGTTTATTAGATTATTAATGGAAAAAGGTTTAATTACATATAACCTTCATGAATACGAATTAACTGATGATGCAGTAGAAAAGGTTTTAAAATGGAATTTCCCTGAAAAGGTAAGTGAATTTCCCAAAAGATTAAAGATCAAATAAGTAGTCAAATTTAATGGAAGGAGAAAGCAACCAATGAGTTTTGTAGATGAAATGCTTAAAAAGTATAAAGATCCAGAATCAAAGAAAATTCACGAAGAATTATTTCAAACAACATCAGAACATAAATATTATTCATTTGGTGTTGCGCATGGGATGTATTTTATTTACAACACAATAAATGAATATAATAAAAAAGGAATTGCTTTGTCAAATATTGAACTAATGCAAGTGATTAGAGAATGTGCGAATCTTAATGAAAATCTTGCAGGTCATTTTATTAGGATGCTTAAAGATATTGAAACTGAATAAATTTGAATAGCATGAATATTTCATTTCCTAGTATCTTAAATTAAAAGAAGGAGTGATTTTATTATGAAAAAGATCGACCTATTTATACTATTCGGAGCAGGATTAATGACATTTGCATCTATCTTTAATTATCTTACTGGAGATTATGCTTGGGCATTAATTCAATTTAAAATTACATTGGGGTTTGGAGTTGTAGCGTTTCTAAGAAATAGGAATATTAAAAATAAGTGGTGTTGAGAATTTAAGTTGGAATAAGGAAGGATGAAAAATAAATGAGAAAAGTAGAAATGATTGTAACAAACGAAGAACAATTAAAAAATCCAGCAGTAGTATATTCTATAATTACACAATGGATGCGTGAAGCAGGAGAAGATTTTGTAGATACTAATGAAAGTTTTATTAAAGGTGAAGAAATACTTGATTGGATGCTTAATAAAAATTATTGCACTAAAGAAAAATATGACTATATTATTGAAAATGATGAGACTTGGATACAGGATTTGTTGTTAGGATATGAAACTGGATTGTTAAATGGAGAAAGTTTTCCTTCTGGTAATAAAGCATATCAAATTATTTCTGAATACATATCAGAATCAAAAGAATTACGAGAGAGATTTATCTATTACTTTTGTACAAGTTTTAGTGAAAAGAAGGGAGATGAAAGTAGAGGTGGTATGAGTGGGAGTTATGATGCAGAAGATGGATTTTCAATTTGTTCTCATATATTAGAAATTGATTTGCAAACAAATACCATGACAAAAGAAGAATGGTTAGATCAGAAATGGTATGCCGATATTTCATTTACTGATGAATATAATTACTTAAAAGAAATGAGTTTTGAAGAAGCAGATAAATTAAGTGAAGAATTAGATGGCTAGAAAGGAGATAAATAATATGGTAGTATCATGTAGATATGATGATATTGATGTTCAAATAATCAAAATTTACAAAATACAGACTGAAAGAACTTTAAATGGAAGAACTGTAGTTCAAGGAACAATTGAGGTAAAACCAGACGATGAAGAAAGTTTTATTGAAGATTTCATTTATAAAGGTAAATCTGAAGAACCTAAATCAAAAATCATTGAGTATACGAGGCAAATTGGAATTGAAGTATATAAAAGCAGATTAAAGAAACAAGAACAAACATTGTTAGCCTATGTGAATAGTTTTCAGTGAAAATAATTGATTATATAATTGAAAAGGAAGTGTAAATATGTTAACATCAACAATCGTAATTTCTGGTTTAGTTTTCTTAGGTGTAGGAGGGTTCTTTGTATATTCCAAATTCAAAAATAAGAAATCTAAAATCGAAAAAGAAATTGTCATTCCATATACTAGACCAACACAAGAAAGAATTCAATTTTCTAAAGTCAGTGACAATATTAAAACTACGCCAATTTCCACATCAACTACAAAACAAACAAAAACACCTTCAAAAACTATTCATAGTCATAATACATATAATGATGATCTTTATCCTATATATCATGATTATGGAAGTAATTCTCATAACAGTTCACATGATTCTCATAGTTCTTATGACTCTGGTAGTAGTGACTCAGGGAATTGTGATTGTGGAGGGTGTGATTGATGGCAAGATTTACAGATGAAGATATGAAAAAATATACTCTTATTAAAACTAAAGATAAAAAAGGTTGTACAATGTGCTATAACCATACAGAATATATTGATTATATTTGTGAAGGTAGAATGTGTAGTACTGAATGTTCAGAAGCATTTTATAAAATAATGGATCAATCGTCATGTGTTGATGAAATGTAGAAATTACAGGATTATAGAAAGAAGGAGTTAATTATGGGATATACAACAAAATTTAATATTGGTGACATTGTATGGTTTGTGGAAGAAGAAATGGTATATGAAAACAACTGTCCATGTTGTAATGGAAGATTGCCTAATTCTAAGGTAATGAAGTTTCATAAAACTACAGTTAAAGAAATATTTATTGGGAATGGATATAATAAACCATACGAACAATATAATTTAACATATCCACGCAGTCTTTCTGCGAGCAAACTCTATGCAACTAAAAATGAGGCAGAAGAATCAATCAAAGCTTTAGATTATAAAGGAGAGATATAAAATTGAAAAATAAAAAGTTAATTGCAGGTCTTTTGTGTATAGGATTATTATCAATCCCTTTAACTGGCTGTGGTCAAACTGAAGCAGATAAAGTATCTTACAATTTATCATTAGAGGCAGATAATTTCAATGTTGTGCGTCAACTTACAGTAATTAATTGTATTACAAGTGATGTATTGTTTCAAATGACAGGAAGAATATCTATTAAAGCTGATAAAGAAGATAACCAACTCGAAGTAACAGTAGAAGACGAAAATGGTAATTATCAAAAACATTTTGTAGGCTTATCAGATAATGTAACATATGTTGTTGAGCAATTGAGAAGTAAGAATGTTGATAAGTATAAATATACATTGAACTATAATCCTAAAATGTGGATTCCGATTGGTGTGGATAAGATTGATTAGTAAAAGAAAATGTAATTAAGAAAGGAAGAAAATATTAATGACAGGTCAAGAACAAAAAACTATAGATAAATTATATCAATTAATGTCAGATATCCAAAAAGAGAATAATGAATTCAGGAAACAAGTAAATGATCTCACAACTAAAATGAATACAAAAGTAGAAACCAAACATCTTCCGATTACTTTAGAGCAAGATATCTTATCAATAGCACAACAATCAATTCAAAAAGCAATCCAAGAATCTATGACTAAATATGATAGTCCTTTAATTAAACTTGTTTCTTCAGTGATAAATGAACATTCAATAGAGTTGAGAAAAATTATTTCAGATAGTTTTAATGAAGTAATCAAGAAAGAAGATTTTAAGCAATCAATTATAGCAGGATTTTCACATAAAGTTGCTAGAAGTATTATCAGTAATAATGATGGATTATTTGATAAAGTGAGCAATGAGTTGAAACAAGATGCAGTATTTAAATCTAAGATGGCATTAGCTGTAGCAAATGTTGTAAATGAGTGTTTAGAAGGAAGGAGTAAATAAATTGAGTTCATTCAGAAAAGAATTTAATACATATACTTTAGAAGAATTAAAAGATAATGATTTTGGTTTTACTCTTAATGATTCATTTGTTACAGAAGATGAAGTTAAAAGTATACTTGATTCAATAGAAGCAGGTGTAAATAAAGGAAGGATTAGAGAATATCAAAGAATTGACAGAAATTGATGACATTTATACTATAGTAAAAGTGTTATCTAATAAATTATATTGAAAGGATATTTTCATCAGGTTATAAAGATGGATAAAATTTATTAAATACTAAAATAAAATATTGACATATGATTTTGAAAATGTTATACTAAGTATGTGGTTAGTTATGTGAAATAAATAATGAATCGAGGTGAGAAAATGGCAGATTTAGTAGTTGGTAGATCAGAAGGAGTTGCTTATGCAAATAATAATCTTACATATAATCAGTTTAGGCAACCTATTAAACCAATAATGAAACATCCTGAAACACATTTTATTGATCTTATGGTTAATGAAATTAAAGAAGCAAAAAGTGATACGGATATTAAAAATATTCTATATCAAGTATATATTACAACTCAAATTGATTCTATGATTAGGAATGAGTTTGATTGTTATAAAGGTAATAAATAAAATACAATTGAGGTGAGAAAGTGAAAGTTAAATTATCAAATTTCACGGATATTTTTAAAAACATGCAAACTAAATTTCCAATTGAAAAATGCATAGAAAAAGACAAGAAAGAAGAAGCAATATATAATTCTATAAATAAATATATCTGTTTAGTTATAGACAAAAGGTTTAAAGATATAATGGAACTAAAAATTATGACTCCTTACATATGGGTAGGAAACGAATCAAGATACTCAGGGCATGAAGATTTCAAAGACTTTATTGGTTATGGATGGATTAATGAAGATGGTTATTATATTGATAATTTTGAGAATCCAATACATGTTATCGATGATGAAATTGTAATAGGATTTGTGCCATATGAAGATAAAAATAGCGACGATCTAAAATTATGGGATGTTGTAAGAGAAGAAGATTAGTAAATATTTTACATAAGAATCGAGGTGATTACATATAATTGGATTTTAACAGACCAAAGAACGAAACAGAAACACATTTTCTACTAAAAGAAATATCTAAATATATTCTATTCGGTTGGGGTTACAAAATAATAGCTACTGAGGTAGGTGGCATGTGGGACTTAGATATTGGTAAAAAGAGAAAAGAAATCATTGATTGTGTAGGAATTAAAAAGGTTAGAATAGCACCAAGAAAGTTTCATTATGATATTAAAGGAATTGAAGCAAAAGCAACTCTGAGTGATTTTAAGAATGGATTTTGTTGTGCAAGTGCCTATACATATATCATAAGTACTGTTAATACTATTCCTATTGAATTAATACCAAAAGATATTGGATTGATTGAGGTGAATATTGATAACTTTGAGTTAAAGAAGTATTCACAAAAGATATCTGATATAAAAGGAGTTGAACTGGTTAAAAGAGCAAAGAAGCGAATTGATTCAAGATTTAAATCAGAAGAAGTATATCGCAAATGGTGTGAAAAGTGTTTAGAAAGGGTTGCTTATAGAAGTAGTTCAGAGTTGTTGTTCTGGAGAAACTTTATTGAGTTTAGTGGTAAGAAATAAAATATAAGAAAGAGGTAGAAAATTATGAAAAACAATTTAACTGAAATCGTCTTTATCCTTGACAGAAGTGGTTCTATGTCTCGATTAGTAGAAGATACAATTGGAGGATTTAACTCATTCATTGAAACTCAAAAGAAAGAAGTCGGAGAAGCAGTTTTAACCACAATCCTATTTGATGATCAATATGAAATTTTACACAATGGAGTAGATATTAAAAACGTTAAACCAATGACTACAAAAGAATATTCAGCAAGGGGTATGACAGCTTTATTAGATGCAATTGGTAAAACAATTAATAATGTAGGAGATAGACTTAACAAAACAGATGATAAAGATAAACCAAGTAAAGTAATTTTTGTTATTACTACTGATGGTCAAGAAAATACAAGTAAAGAATTTAAACAATCACAAATTAAAGAAATGATTGAACATCAAACTAATACTTACAATTGGCAGTTTTTATTCTTAGGTGCAAATATTGACGCAGTAGGAACTGCTCAAAGTTTTGGTATTAAGGGGCAATTTGCTTCAAATTATACTGCCAATAGTGTTGGAACTGATTCTTTATATACTAGTTTAAGTAGAGGAATTAGTGATTATAGAGGTAAGGGAGTTATGGAAAGTAATTGGAATTCAGATATCAAATAATAGAATTAGTAAGTTATTAAAAGGATGTGATATAATATATTAGTTAATAGAACCGAACAACATCAAATTAATAAAAATCATCCCATGTTTAAATTGGTTGACGAATTTTGCTTTCGATCAAAAAATCTTTACAATGTTGCGAATTATATTATCCGTCAAGAGTTTATCAATAACCATAACTATATTAAGTATAGAGAAATGGATAAAATACTACAGCAAACAAAAGAATATAAGGCATTAATGTCTCAATCATCTCAATGTCTATTACAAGTGTTAGATAGGAGTTGGAAATCATTTTTCGCATCTATTAAAGATTGGACTCAACATCCAGAAAAATATTTAGGGAAACCTAAAATACCAAAATATAAAAAGAAAGGAGGTGTATTTGCATGGTTTCTGAAAAATAATCAAACTTATATTAAAGATGAGTATCTTTGTTTTAGGTTGAAAGTATTTAATGGTTATAAATTTAAAACCAATGTTAGAGGCAGATTAATTTCAGTCAGATTTGTACCAAGGGGAAGTGTTTATGTTTTAGAAATTGTTTATGAGGTGGAAGTTTCTGAAAATATCCCTGAAATTAAAAATATTTGTAGTATTGATTTAGGAGTTAATAACTTTGTAACTATGGTAAATAATATTGGGTTACAACCAATTATTATTAATGGCAAAGGGTTAAAATCTATTAATCAACACTATAATAAACAAAGAGCAAAATTGCAATCCGAACTAGAAATACGACACAATCAACATTGGAGTAATAAATTAAATGCCATTACACTCAAAAGAGGAAATAAGATTAAAAATATTATTCACCATACAAGTCATTACATAATTAAATACTGTAACAAAAATAATATTAATACATTGGTTATTGGGTTAAATAAAACATGGAAACAAAATTGCAAATTAAATGGATCAACCACACAAAATTTCGTTTCCATTCCTTATAATATGTTGATTAAACAATTGACGTATAAATGCCAAGATAATGGAATTAGGTTGATAATGAATGAAGAGAGTTATACAAGTGGCACATCATTTTTAGATAGTGAAACCCCAGAAAAACAAAACTATGATAAATCTAGAAGAGTATATAGAGGTTTATTTAAATCTAATAATGGTCAGTTAATTAACAGTGATGTAAATGGATCATTTCAAATTATGAAGAAGGTATTTCCAAACGCTTTTGCTGATGGAATAAAGGGGTGCCTAACCCCTGTGATTATAAATGTAGTGAAAACTGCATGAGTTATCAGGAACGGAATAGAAAAATTCCGATAGAAGTGGAATTTTAAGTGGTTTGGTTTGTTAGAAGTAAGAAATAAAATTTGTTGACATGGTTTTAGTTGTGTGGTATAATTATTAAGTGGAGTTATTGAAAGGAGTAGCGAGTGGATAGATTAAATATTTTCGAAATAGAACTATCATACATAAAAAATCCTAAGATCAAAGAATTTACAGAAAAGGCATTAAATAACTTACCAGAATATTTCTTTTCAATTCCTGCATCATCTTCAGGTAAATATCACCCTCAATATGCTTTGGGAGAAGGAGGTTTGGTAAAACACACACAAGCAGCAGTTAGAATTGCAGTAGAAATGTTTAGATTAGATATTTTTAAGTATACAGAAGATGATAAAGACATAATTATAGCGTCTTTAATATTACATGATGGTTGTAAATCAGGATTAGATAATAGTTCTCATACCGTCACAGAACATCCATTAATTGTTACTAATATGCTTAAGACAAATCAAGAAATAAATAGTTGTGTAGATGATAATACTTTGAACATGATTGTTGGTAATATTGAATCACATATGGGCCAATGGTGCTTTGATTATAAAACAAAGAAGAAAATAATGCCTACTCCAAAAAGCAAAATACAACATTTTGTACATTGGTGTGATTATTTAGCTAGTAGAAAATGCTTAGAATTCAATTTCGATGTTAAGGTTGTAAGATAAAATAATAATAGAAAGGAAAGATGTTTATTAAAACAAAAGCATGGGGTCAAGTTCCTATCTGTAGAAGCAAACCACCTCCTTCTTTCAATATATTTTAAAAGATCATGTGCATTAAGTAATAAAATAAAATAAAATATTGAAAGAAGGAATACATATAATGGCAAAGAAAGAAGATAAAAAACAACTTAAAAAAGGACAATCGTTATTTCAATTAATTGGAGAAGCAAAAATTACTGATTTCACATTTAAGATGGACGAAACCACAAAGAAATCAGATTGGGTTTGGAATCAACTAAATCTTGGAGTGGATTGCGGTGGTGGAAATGTTGTTTATGCTGATTTAATGGGTGGTTATGGTTCTGAAAGAGATAATATTCTCTATGTCCATGGTCAAAAAGAAAATGATAAAGGTAAAATAATTGATGATTTTGGTAATCAATATACAATTGCATGGGAAGATAGGTTTGACGATGATATTCTTAAAACAATTGGAGATCAATGTTTTATTACTATCGGACTTGAAAAAGACGATAAAGAAAAAACATTTCCTAAAAAGTTTTTGTCTGCCTATGATGCTATTGAATATGTTCAAGAACATCTCAAAGAAGGAATGGTTGTTAATGTTAAAGGTGGATTTGTATTCAAAATATATAATGACTCAACTACAGTAACAAAAGAAATAAAGAGTATATTTTTATCTAAAGTAGATGATGTGTCTAAATACAAAGCAACATTTACACAATCAATTCTTCTTGATAAAGACAGTGTTGGAAAACTAGATAAAGAAAAAGCTATTTACCCTATTTACGCAAGAGTTATTGACTATACAAAAGAATACAATGGTAAAGTAGTTAAACAAAATATAACCTTTAAGAAAACATTTGAACTCGAAGTAGATAAGATTAAACCTGAAAATACTAAAAAATTTATTGATAAAGTATTAAAGGTAAAAAAAGATATTACAGAAGTTGTTATTGACGGTGATATTGTAGAAGGACAGTCTTTAGTTAATATTACAGAAGCAGATATCCCCGAAGATATTATGGATCTTATTGAAATGGGAGCTTATACTATGGAAGAGGCAATAAATAAACTTGCCGTTGGTGGTAGTAAAGAAAAGAAAATGGTAATTAGAAAACCAGCTATTAAAATGGTTGGCGAGGAAGATAATAAAAAACCTGTAATTCTTAAAACAGAGGGTCAATATAAAGAAGAAGATTTCTTTTTTGACTTTATGATTGAAGATAAAGAAGAGGAGGAAGAAGATTTAGAAACTACTGATACAGAAGATTCTGATGAAAATGAAGATGCTACAGAAGATACATCTTGGATGGATGCACTAGACGAAGAATAATAATTATTCTTTGATAGTTAGGGGTAAGGATCTATTCTTACCCCTAGATAATAAAAATAGTATAATAAATTAATCGAAAGAAGGAATTTTAGTTGGCAGAAAGAAAATATGGTAAAAAGAATGTAATCAAAGTAGATCCATTGGCTTATAACTTGGGATTAATTGGAGAAAGTGGAATTGGCAAAACAACTCTAGCAAAAGAAGTATGTGAGCAACTTGTAGGCGAAGACGGATACATGATTTTTAATATTGGTAAAGAAGATGGTATTGATGCCATTGCTGGAGCTATATATGAAGATATCCCTGACTGGGATGCTTTTGAAGAAGTAACTGATGATATATTAGAGAATAAACTTACAGATTATAAAGATTTAAAAGTTATTATCTATGATACATTAGACGAATTGTTTGAAATTGCCGAACCAGAAGTAATTAGATTACATAATAAAGAAAATCCAGAAAAACCAACTCAATCTATTAAAGCAACTTTCGGTGGATATATGGCCGGAGAAGACAAGGCCGCTGAAATTATCTTAACTAGAATGTGGGAGCTTAAGAAAATAGGAATTAGTATGTTTATTATTGGTCATACAAAAAAGAGAACTATGACAGATGTGGCAACTGGTCTTGAATATGATATGTTAACTACTAATATGTCTCATAGATATTTTAGTGCGTTAAAGACAAAATTACATGTACTGGGTGTAGCATCTATCGATAGAGAAATTACACAAACAAAAACAGGAAGAAAAGTAGGAAAAGGTAAAGATAGAAAAGACGAAATAAAAGGATCTATTGAAAATGAAACAAGAAAGATTACTTTTAGAGATGATAATTTTAATATTGATTCTAAGTCAAGATTTTCTGAAATTACGGACTCAATACTTTTTAGTCCAGAAGAATTTATAAAAGCAGTTGAGGAAGCAATTAAAATTGAACATGATAAGCAAGCAGGAATAAAATCTATTGAAGATACTAAGATAGAACAAGCAGTAGAAAAAGAAAAAATTGATGAAATCAACGCAATTGACAAAAAAGCAGAATTCGAAACAAAAGAAGTAGAACAACTTGTAGCAATGATCACTGGTTTTGTAAAAACAAATAAAACAAATCCAGAAAAATTAAAACCGCTACTTTTAAAAAGTAAAGAGTTAGGATATGTAAATCCTACAAAAGTTGATAACTTAGAACATGCAAATATTTTGTTCGATTTAATAGACGGAAAATAAATATAAATAATGGGAGGGAATTAATTTTTCCTCCCTGTACGTTTAAAGGAGATAAAATATTTATGACAAAAAGAAGCAAGGAAGAAATAGAAAAAGAGAAACTGGAAAATTTAGAAAAGAAAAGATTAAAACAAATTAAACAAGAAGAATTAAAAAAAGAACAAAATATAAAATCAAAAATATATAAGGAATGGTGCGAACTTTACGAATATGTAAAAAAAGATATTTTAGAATACGAACCAGATTTAAAATTGCCTAACTATGTATTACTAAGACTTAAGGGATTATCTAAAGGTCAATTTCTTGCAAATAAAAAAATAACTCCTATGGCAAGTTATGATTTTAAAACGATTCTGTATACATTTAAACTATGCAAACAAGACATATTAATTGGATTTAGAACTAATAATACTAAATTTACTGGCGAACAACATAAATTCAATTATGCAATGGTTATTATCGAAAGCAACATTAATGACATGGTTATTAGATTGAAAAATGTAGAAACCGCAAAAAGTAAAGCAGAAAATATAGAAACAGATAATATATTTCACGAAGGAGCAGAATACAAGACAAAAACAAAAATTATAAACAATACATTAAAAGATTTATGGTAAAGAGGTGATATCTATTACACAAGCCGTTAAAAGTAAAAGTGCAACAAATAAATTAACTCCATTCGAAGAAGAAATGTTGGCAACAGGTAAAAAGATTAGAGAATATAAAAAGGCTTGCGAGGCAAATATCGTCTCAATATTGTGGAAACAACCTGATTTATATTATACATATGATAAACTAAAATTATCTAATTTTACAGAAAACTGTTGGAAGGTCTATTGGCAGATAGGTTATGATATAGTTATAAAAGAGAAAAAATTAGTCCTTGACGATATTACCGTAGGATTATATCTTGAAAAACATTTAAAACTAAAGGAGCAATATGAAAAATATAAAGGTTATGAAACAATTGAAAACGCAAAAACATATGTAAAAATTGATAATCTTAGTGGATATATTAATGAACTTTACAAATGGAATGCTGTATTAGGTTTATTGAAAAAGAAACCAATATCAGAAAGAATTAAAGATTTTGTAGATATGACATCTGAACAAATATATGACGAAGAAGAGGCAATATTGAATCATATTTTTATTAATGTTGAAGGAGAAGATATTACTCATGATATTTCTGATGGGCTAGATGAATTGATTGAAGAATTAGATCAAGGCGCAGCAGTAGGTTTACCATTATACAATTCACCTATGTTAAACAAGGAAGTCGGAGGTAATCTTGAAGGTAATATTACTTTGGTTGGTGGTCTGAGTGGTGTGGGAAAGACAGCGTTAAGTAGAATTTTAATTCTTCCAGGAATTTTGGAACATAAAGAGAAAATAGTCATAATGATAAACGAAGAAGGGAAGAAGAAATGGCAACGTGAATTTCTTGTTTGGGTGGCTAATAATGTTTTTAAGGAAGATTTACAAAAATATATTGTACGTGATGGTAAATATAAACCAGAGGTAAAAGAATTACTAAAAAAGTGTTCAGAATGGGTTAAGCAATATAAAAATACAATAATACTAAAACCATTTACACAATATACTACAGCTAAAGCAATCAAAACAATAAAAAAATACTCTAGTATGGGTGTAAAATATTTCATGCTTGATACATACAAAGCAGATTCAAAAGCATCAAGCAGTGAAGCTTTTTGGTTTAGTATGCAACAGAACATGGTTGAAATTAATGATGTTATTAAACCAGAATCAAAAAATGTACATATTTGGATTACATTCCAATTAAGTAAAGGTAGTTCAAAACAAAGATATTATGATCAAGATAATATTGGTATGGCAAAAAATATTGTAGATGTCGCGTCAACTTGTTTAATGGTTAGAAAAGTTCTTGATGATGAAATAGAAGGTGGAAAACGCGAATTAAATGTTTATAGAAAAGAAAAAAGACAAGGTAATATTGAATCTCAAATTCCTGTAAAACTAAAAAAAGGTAAGAATTATCAAATAATATTCATTGTTAAAAATCGTGAAGGTAGCACTAATGATTATCAAATTATTGTAGAACACGACCTTTCGCGCAACGTTTATAAAGAAATTGGATATACAGTTGTTCCAGTAGATTTTTAAAGGGGATGGTGATATGAATGCTAATGAATTAATTCAATATATTCTTGATAATGATAAGACTGTATACATACTTGAAAATTTAGGTTGCCATCATCTCAAGGAATATAGTAAAGAATATAGATGTGGATTACCATCTCATTCAAGTAAAGATGCTATATCTGTGAAAAAACAGACACTAAAAACTAAGATATATCAATCTGATAGTAATATTATTCGAGGTAATATTTTTACTTTATGTATGAATATAAAGAATATATCTTTCTCAGATTCAAATAGATATATCCATAATTTGTTTGGTCTAGAATACAAATTTAATCATAAAAAGAAAGACGAGGTGAAATTTAATGATCCTTTAGAGATTTTCAAGAAAGTAAAAAGTAAAAGACATTCTTACGATCTAAACGATCTAGAGGTTATTAACCAAGATTGCTTAAGCGAGTACATTCCATATATACATATAGATTGGGTGAGAATAGATGGCATTATGCCTTGGACTTCTACAGTATTTAATATAGGATATAGCGTAAACAGAAAGAGAATAGTTATTCCTCATCGTTTTTGGAGTGGAGGCAAAAATGATTATGTAGGAGTTATGGGTAGGACGGTTATTAAAGAACATGAAATGTTGGATATACCAAAATACTTCCCATTAAAAAACTTTCCAAAAAGCATGAATATATATGGACTTCAAGAAAACTATCAAGCAATTCAAGAGGCAGGATATGTTTTGGTTTATGAAGCTGAAAAATCAGTATTAAAAAGACATAGTAGAAATGATGGTACTGGAGTGGCTATATGTTGTCATGATATATCTGATGAACAAGTAAAAATATTAATAGGTCTAAACGTGGATATAGTTATCGCTTTTGACAAGGGAATATCAATTGAGCATATAAGAAGTACGTGTGAACACTTCTATGGCGTAAGAAATATATATTACATTTATGATAAATATGATTTATTAAAAGGTAAGGAGTCTCCAGCAGATGCAGTCAATAAAATATTTGGCTATTTGTTAAAATATAAAATTTCATATGACGAAAAAGAAAGAAGGTTATATTTAAAATGGCTCGAAAAAGCAAAGAAGAATTAGAGAAATTAAAGAAAAAATATAATACAAATATGTTATGGAGTTGGTCAAGATATAATACATACAAAAATTCTATTTACGAGTATTACCTTAAATATATAGCAAGAGTAAAAGAAGATAGAGATGATGGGATTTATGGAGTTAGTGGTAATGCGTGTCATGGAATTCTTGAAAATTTTTATTCTAAAAAAATTGAATATGAAGATATGTTACAAGAATACGAAAATGCTTTGTTTACATTTAATGCTGGAGAATTAAAATATGATAGAACTAATGAAGAAAAAAATAGCAATATAGCAAATAAATATGAAAATTGTATTAGACATTTCTTTCAGAATCATAATATAATTAATAAAAAAGTAGAAATAGAGAAATTTATTATTATAAAAATAGATAGATTTGTATTTCAGGGGTATATTGATTTTATACATAAGGAAGATAATTGTTTTATAATTACAGATTGGAAGACATCAAGCATTTACTCTGGTAAAAAGATAGATAGTGAAAAGGGGCAACTAATTTTATATGCAGAAGGAATTAAGCAGTTAGGTGTTCCTTTGGAAAATATAAAAATAAGATGGAATTTCCTTAAATATGTAATCGTTGAAGTTTTGCAAGCCAATGGAAAAATAACTGAGCGAAATATTGCAAGAAACGAAATAGGTAAAAGTTTAAAATCCAATGTTAAAATGTGGTTAAGTAAAGAAAAACTATATTCAGAAGAAGAAATAAATTCGTATTTAGATTTATTATCTATGACAAACGATATATTGTGTCTTCCAGAATCAATACAAGTTAAATATAAAATTAAAGATTGTTATGTTTATATAGATTTTACAGAAGAAGAAATAGAGAATTTAAAATTAGATATTGTCGATGCTATTATTGATATTGATAAAAAAGAAACAGAATATATAAAAACAAAAGATGAAAATGTATGGTGGGAAGAAATTACTGATAAAAAATCTTATTTCTTTGCAAATCTAAGTGGTTATAGTAGTTTTTTACATAAGCCTTATGCTGTATATTTAGAAAAAAGAAAATCACATATAGAATCGGCAGATAGCAATGAGGATATGAGTTGGTTAGAAGGTTTAATGGATTAAGGAGGTTTTTATGGAAAATTACATTAGATATCATATTCATGACGATACGAGTAATTGTAATGGTTATTCTGATTCGTGCACTAGTTATAAAGAGTATATTAAACTTGCTAAAAAAGAAAAATGTAAAGCATTAGCGTTTTCTAACCACGGAGGAATGTATGATTGGATAAAAAAGAAACAAGATTGTGATAAAGCAGGAATTAAATACATACATGGTATTGAATCATATATGTGTACTAAATATGAAGCAGACGAAAGAGGATATCACATAGGATTATATGCTAAGAATTATGATGGAGTATTAGAATTAAATACTTTGAATTCTAAATCTACCTCTAAGGGAAAACTTGAGAACAAAACAGATAGGCATATGTATTATAATCCTAGAATATCGTTTGAAGACTTAATGAATACAAGCGAAAATATTATAATTACAACTGCTTGTTTAGCTTCGATGTTATGGAGAAAAAAAGATGATGAAGATGACTATGTACAGAGATTTTTAGAGTGGATGTCTAAAAATAGTCATAGGTGTTTTTTAGAAATTCAATATCACACACATGAACATCAAATAGAATATAATAAATTACTATGGGAATGGAGTAAACAGTATAATATACCGCTAATAGCTGGCACAGACACACATTCATCTTCAAAATATAAAGCAGAGTGTAGAAAAATTCTCCAAATATCAAAAGATAGTTTTTATGGAGAAGAGGACGAATTTGACCTTACGTGGAAAAGTTTTGATGAATTGGTAGAATGTTTTAGAATTCAAAATGCGTTGCCAGAAGATGTCTGGATGGAGGCTATAACCAACACAAATAAGTTTGCTGATATGATCGAAGAATTTAAATTAGATAAGTCATTTAAGTATCCTAATCTTTATGGTAATAATGCTGTAGATATTTGGAGGGAGACTATAGCAAGAAAGTTTAAACATAAAAAGAAAAATAATATCATTGATATTAATAAGATTGATGAGTATAAGAAAAAAATTAATGAAGAATTTGATGCAATGAAGAATCAAAACATGGAAAGTTTCATGATGTTTATGTCTGAATTGGTTGATTATTGTAATGATAATGAAATACCATATGGTTTTTGTCGTGGTTCTGTAGGTGGTAGTGAAATTGCTTTTATTACAGATATTACTGACGTAGACCCTATCAGATGGAATACTGTTTTTTCAAGATTTTGTAATGCAGACAGGGTTTCTCTAGCTGATATCGACATAGATTTTGCTCCAGAAGATCGCGTTAAAGTTTATGAGTATATAATCAAAAGATTTACTCCAGAAAAAACGGCATATATATCAGCATTCTCAACATTGAGAGACAGAGGAACAATTGATGTATTGGCTAAAGGTTTAAAATATGAAAACCTAGATATAGTAATGAATATTAAAAATGAATTTGATAAATTATTTGATGAATATTTTAAGATAATTCAAGAAGAGGTTAATTTAGAGGAATTAGATGAAATAGATGCAAAGTCTATTGATTTTGATTATCATGAAGTTTATTGTAATAGAATTAGAAATAATAAATCATTAACAAGAGCAAATAATTTAAAGAAAGAATTTCAAAATCTTAAAGACAATAATAAAGATTTATTTTATTATTTTGATGGTTTAAAAGGAACTATTATAGCAAAAGGTACTCATCCAGCAGGTATAATAGGTTCCCCAATTACGCTTGCAGATAATTTAGGAGTTTACTATAAAGATGGTGATGAGTCCCATCCAGTATCAATATGTTCTATGAAAGCAGTAGATTCGGTAAACTTTGTAAAATTCGATATATTAGGATTAAAAACCGTTGGAATAATGAAAGATGTGTATAAATCAATAGGTTCTCATTATCTTAAAGCTCATGAAATTGATTGGAATGATAATAAAGTTTGGGATAATATGATTACTTCAAATGTGGGAGTTTTTCAATTTGAAGGAGACTATGCCTTTTCACTACTTAAAGATTTTAAGCCTAGATTTATTAATGATATGTCTTTAGTAAATGCTGCACTACGTCCATCAGGTAAATCATATAGAGATAGATTGATTAAAAAAGAAATTAATGTAAATCCATCAAAGCAATTAGATGATTTGCTGAAAGATAATTATGGATATTTAGTATATCAAGAAGATACTATTAAATTTCTAACAGATATTTGTGGTTTTAGTGGTGCTACTGCAGATTCCACCAGAAGGGCTATTGGAAAAAAATTACATGCCGAACTACAAGAGCAATTGCCTAAAATACTTGATGGATATTGTGCAAAATCTGATAAATCAAGAGAATCAGCAGAAGAAGAGGCAAAACAATTTCTTCAAATAATCGACGACAGCTCGGAATATCAATTTGGATATAATCATTCCACTGGTTACAGTATGAATGGATACGCAGAGACTAGATTAAGGACTTATTACCCATTGGAATTTGCTACGGCTTACCTAGACAGATCAGAAAATAAAGAAGATACAAATAGAGGCGTATCGTTAGCTAATCAATTGAATGCAAAAATTAATCCTATTTTATTTGGTAAATCAATAGCAAAATACACATTTGATAAAAAAGAAAATAGCATCTATAAAGGTATTTCTTCAATTAAATTTCTTAACGAACAAGTACCAAATGAATTATATGCTTTAGCACAACAAAAAAAATATACAGATTTTATTGAGTTATTAAGTGATATAAAAAATACATCAGTAAATTCTCGTCAACTTAAAATATTAACTGGACTAAATTTCTTTAGATGTTTTGGAAAAAATAAAAAACTTCTTCAAATTATAGAACTATATGATAAGTTCGCTTATTCCAAACAAATTAATTTTAAAGATATAGAAAAACTTAAAATTAATGAAGAT